CCACCCAGCCGGCTCCCGCCGTCGTCACGACGGCCGCCCCGGCCGGGACTGAACCCACCCACTTGGCGCCCCGGTGCTTCGAGACGTCCACGGCGGGAGCCCAGGACTGCGCGTGGGTGCGCGTCGCGCAGTGCCTCACCGATGAGGACGGGGATGACGCGATCCCCGCGTCCTATGACGGCTGTTACTGGGACGCCCGGGATCGCGGGAACCGCACGGGCACTAGCTACGTCATCTGGCGCCAGAACCGGGGCTGAGCCCCAAAAATCGAGCCGGCGCGGGACGAAAGTCCGCTACGGCAGCCCCGGAGGGAGAACCATCGCCCGTTCGCCGCGGGCCCGGGGCGCGATGCAACAGAAGAGAGAGAGAGAGAGAGAGGAAGCATCGCCATGCAAGTGTACGCATTCGAATCGGGGTCGGCGTCACTGCCGACTATGTACGTGATGTACACGCCGCGGGCGGGCTGGACCGCCCACTGGGAGAATGAGTACGGGCCGTGCGGAGACAGCCCCACGGTCCTGTCCCCGAATACTCCTCAGCATCGTGCTGAGGAGATCTTCCGCGCTGAAGCGGAGGATATGTGGGAGAACTACTGGGCCCAGGCGGGCGCCCACGCCTGGTGCTGAGAGAGAGAAAGAGGAACACATAATGAGCGCGAAGACGAAGACCGGATATGACGCCTGGCGGGAGCAGAACTTGAGGCTCCCGTTCCCCAGTGAGTTCCGAACGATGCCCGACGGCGGGATCAAGGTCATCTGGGAGGACGTCATCCGCGATTGGTGGGAACTCGAATACGGATACTTCACCTGGAACGCCGACGGGACTCCCGTCGGCGGGCACATTGACGAGAACTTCCACGACCCCGACTACTACAGTCGGGACTTCTCGCTCACAACCGAGCGGGACCTTACGCAGGCGCTCGCTCAGTACGTGTGAGAGGAGAGAACCATGACGAACGTCAACAACATCATTGTCGACCCGTCCCGTTGGGACGAGATCGGACCGCTCTTGGGCGGCGAGATTCTGCGCCCCTACGAGGAGCTCCGAAGGATGCCCTACTACGCCCCGTCCGGGTTCTACGCGGATGAGCAGGTCCTGGCTTTCCAGCCGGGCTGGGACGGCCAGGACGGGAATGACGCCGCCCACTGGTACGCACCCAACTGGCCCACGGTCGGCCAGGTCCGGGAGAAGATCGCCTCTCTGCTGATCTCGTCCTGGCTCGTCCAGGACCGGGACGAGTCGGGATTCTTCCTCGGCGACGAGCCCGGTTCGATTGTGACGCCGTGGGGCCCGATCCCCGCCCGCGTCCTGTTTGTCCGGCGAAAGGGTCCCGACGCGCCCTGGGAGAACCTGAACGCCATCCTCGGTCACGTGGACGCGGCTCGCACCCTCAATGGCATCGCTGCTGAGGCCGCCCCTGTGAAGGCGTTCGTCAAGTGGCGGCTGCGCACCCCGGTTCCGCCGCGGACCAGGGCCGTGTTCTACCCCCGGGACGGGGGCGGCCTTATGGTGGTCCTCTACCCGCGGCACCCGCTGCGGCCCGCGGCGGACAACGTCACGTTCCTCTGGGGCGCGGACGGGCGCCCGCTCGGCGGGGAGCGGGAGGAGTACGAGTGGGGCGCTGTCGGCCTCTACGACGCGATCCCCGTGCCCCCATCCGCCGACGCCCTGACGAAGGCCGTGGCGATCTACGCCTAACCCCAACCCATAACCGAGCCGGTGCGGGACGAAGTCCTGCTACGGCCGCTCCCGTCGCCCTTTAAGGCCGCGAAGCGGGTTCGAGCCCCGCCGGGAGCGCGATGCAACACGGAAGAGAGGAAGCATCGCCATGAACCGAACCACCTGGCTGAACGAACAGAGTCTGCTCGTCCGGAACGCCCTGCTCGCAGGAAACCTGGGCGAGGCCCGCAACGCATTGCGGTTCACCTTTGAGGACGAGGAGAACGATAACACTATCCCTGACGGGATCCGGCCGGCCATGATCATCCGGCTCGCACTGTTCCCGATGAGCCGGGAGAACCTCGACAAGGCCCGGGAGACCTTCCGGACCCAAGCCGAAGAGACCTTCACCGCCGACGATGACCTGGACGCCGAGATCCGGATGGACATGTTCTCCGTCCTGAGGGAGAGGAGGACCTTCGGGTGACCGGAGAGGAGGACCAGCTCTGGGACGAAGTCTTCGCCCGCCTCCCCCGGCCCTTCCGGGACAACATCGGAGTGTGCAGGAACGGCGTGTTCTTGCGCCGGGGACGAGTGGCGACAATCCTGGCCGATGTCGAGCGGAACCGCATCGTCATAAGACGAGAGCGTCCGCCGGTGTGCTTGGGCGGGGGCACTACGGAGACGGTGGCCCGCCTTCTCACCGACGCAGCATTCGAGAAGGTCCTGGAAGGCCTTCCACTGCCCGTCGCACCGCCTCTGGAACTTGACGACGCGGGGAAGAACATTCAGTGGGCCCCGACGGGGGAGGCATGGGCGGCTCTGACCCGGTTCGAGGACGTCGCGGGCCTGGCCCTGTACGCAACCCGCATCACGGGGTTCAAGTACCGGGCCGTCCTCGCCGACGCCCTGCGCGAGGCGCTCAAGAGGCAGTCCTTGACGGTCGTCTGGGAGCCCGAAGGGATCACAGTGCGTCGCAAGGATCGCACCGTGGTGATCCACGGCGACGAGCCCATGGCCTCGATCCTTCTACGCGGCGGGAAGTACGGAGAAGCGGGGCGCACGGTCGCGGGAGTGGACTACGGCGTCATGCGGGACGAGGACGTCATCGCCCCGGCCGTGTCGTTCCTCCGGTTCGAGGTCTGAACAGCAACAACCAACCCAACGAGAAGAGGAAGCATTCATGAACGAAAACGAGAACGAGGCCAAGACCGGCACCGACGAGCTCATCGAGCGGATTGTCGACGCCCTGAACACGGATAACGCACCGGAGTGGAACCCTGCTCCCAGCTGGGCGGACTACGTCCTCACGTGGGAGGGCCTGCGCGCCCTCGCGAACGATCTCATGGGCAGGAAGCCCTACGACGGGAGGGACCCGCTGGCCGAGCCCGTGCTCCGGGGGTTCCTCGAAGCGGCCCTGAACGCCGAGGGCTATGCCGTCCTGCCGGCTAACTGGACCGACGACGGGAACCGCCGATACGGTCCGCTGTGCCCCCGGTGCGAAGCAAGGCACAAGTACGAGGCGCGCAAGGTCGGCAGAGTTCTCGACCCGTCCTGGGTGGGGGCCGTTTGCGTCGACTGCCGCCGCATCGTCGACGGCGCCACACGGGAGGTGACCATCTATGTGTGGTGACCTGGCCCGGGTCGTCGTCAAGATGCTCAACGCCCGCCGGTGCGCCTGGCCGTGGCGGGAGCGGATCGTCACCATGGAGGACATCCGGGACATCATGGGTCACCTCGCCGTGGACGAGGACGAGGTGACCCAGTGGCTCAAGGACCGCAGGCAGTGGGTGGCCATCATGGACGCCCTCACCGAGGACGGGTACGTGTACCTGGACCCGCGTACGGCCCGGAAGCCCTACGGCCCGCTGTGCCGCAGCTGCGAACGGGAGGTGGGCCCGGCCGAACTCGGGAGGGCCGACGTGGCCGGGGAGTCGGACTGCGCCCGGTGCGCGAACCCGATCCCGGGCAGCAGGGGCGTGTCGATCTACGTGTGGTAGCCCCGCACGTTAACAGCCGGGGACGGGATCGGGAACGGCGTCGCGTTTATGGGTCGGCACGGGCCGTACTGCGGACGTGAATCTCCGGGGGTTCGACTCCCCGTCCGGCACGGGTTCCGGGCATCCGCCCGGGAACCGAAGGAAGAGAGGAAGCATGAGAACACTTCAACAGATCATCACCGAGATCACTAGGGACGCGCCCTCGGCCAGAGTCACGGGAGGACAGCAGACATACGCCCTTATCGAGATCCCCGGGTCCGGGGGAGCGCACGCTGTGGTCTACCTGGCCCCGGTTGGGGAGAACAGCATCGCCTCGGTGCACCACGACGCCGACAACAAGGGCTGGCGGGTCACCTTCAAGCGCGGAAGCGAGCGAGAGGACCAGGTGATCGCGACGCTAGCCAACTTCCTGGTCCTGCACGAGGTGATCCGGGACCGGCGAGAGCGGGCGGAGAAGGAGAGGAACGCATGATCGAAGAGATCACCTGGGAGACCTTCGATGAGAGGACCAGGGTCTGGATGCGGGTCCTGTCGAACATCCCGACGGAGGCCGTGGTGCGAATGCTGCGCCTGGACCTGAACACGGGAGTCGTCACCCTGCGCGGCGTCGGCGGAGACAAGGTGCTCGGCGTCATCAGCACGGATGACGACATCGGCGTGGGCAGGTCGTTCTTCGTCACACTGAAGGGCGAGCCCATGGACCCCATTCCTTACGAGTCGGGATACGCCCGCAACATCGCCCTGGCCGTGTACCACTCGGCCCTGCACGTGCTCGTCGGGGACGTCCCGCTGGTCTGGGACGACTATGATGGCCTGTCCTGGATCACGGACAATCTGGACGAGGTCTTCGACGACGGCGGAAACACCACGGACCTGCGCGAGTACCGGGACGAGGTGCGCCGGTTCGCCGCATGGTGCTGGGTCGGCGATTTCGCCGCGGACCTGGACAACGACATCCCGCTCCAGGTGACCAAGGAGTCCACGCCCCACATGATCCGGTACCTCACCGGCGGGCACGGGAGCGTCGAGATCGCCGTCGCACCCGACGACGACGGCCTGATCGACGTCAACCTCCTGGACCGGGACGGATACGGGCTGCACTACCACCTGGCCTACGGGATCCCGGAGGTTCAGGAGGTTCGCGAGCGGGCCATCATGTTCCTGAACAACAGGATCGAGAAGAACAAGAAGGAGAGGAAGGAGAACCATGTCGGCTGACGACAGGATCGAAATGGACGAGGACATGGCCGAGTTCTGGGCGGAGGTGAAGGACCGACTGCCCGGACTCCTCGGCCGGGACGGGTTCGTGTCGGCCTACCCGCTGGCCGACCCCGGCGATGTCGACACCTTCACCTCGTGGTGGAACCAGAAGGAGGAGCACATCGCCTCCCTGTACCACTACCCCCGGGTTCCGACGGGTGCGGAGAAGAAGGAGAAGTGGGAGTACGAACCCTGCTTCAACCTCCTCGTCGACGAGCCCGGAACCGACGGGCGCACCCTGACCGACGTCACCCCCAAGCAGGTTGCCGAGGTCATCGAGAAGCGGGCCGCCGACCAGGTTCGGGAGCACCTGCCCGGTGCGTGGACCACCGGAGACTACTTCGAGTGGGATGAGTCGATCATCGCAGACTTCTGCGAGGCGAAGAACATGGGCGAGTTCGCCGAGTACGTGCAGGAGCGGGCCGACAAGGTCCTGGCCCGCCGGGCGCTGACCACCATGATCGACTACCTCCTGCTGGAGGAGGTCCCCTTCACGGTGGCGGTGTTCCCCGCCCTCGGGATGAGCAACATCAACCTGCCGGAGCGGGTCATCAAGATCCGTACCGGCCGGGGGACGGCGAAGGTCGCCCTGTCCACACTGGAAGGGACGAACCTGGGGGATGTCGACATCACGATGGGCTCGCGGGGCGTGTCGTACCCGTTCTGCACCATGACGGGCCTCATCAATGCCGCCGTCAGCGGCGGGCGCGAGGGAGGTGACGGGGCGTGAACGGGAACACCGAGGCCGTGTGGTTGTACATCAAGGCGCTCCTGCCCCCGGGCCTTGACGGGGCGCTGGAACCCGGAGGGCGGGAGAACGGGATCATCCCCACGAACTACCACGGCCTCGACTTCGAGATCTTCGGTGAGCCCTTCGGTCTGGTCGTTGAACAGGCCAGCGGCGACGAGCGCAACTTCCGAGACGACGATTTCGAGGACTGGATCGTCGGCAAGGTGCTGCGCGCCTGGCTGGAGGAGACCGACTTCTACAACCACCTCATCATCGACGCCGGACGGGTCTTCTGGTTCAACCCCAACGAGAACCCTGAGCGGGCTGCGCTCCTGGTCGATGTGAACCAGGAGGGGTGCTGGCGCTCGACGCAGGACCGGCTCGACAGCGCCGCCCGGCGTATCGCCTTCGAGAAGGCGCGACGGTGGGTGAGCAGCACGCTCAACTTCCTGGCGGTGCGAAGCCGGCGGTGCGTCGTCACGTCGATGGAGAAGCGCAGCGAGGAGTGCACTGAGTACAGGATCTGGGACCGGGAGTACTGTCACCCGATCAAGATCGTCACCGTCTACGCCTTCGGGCGCATCGACATGCGGCCCGTCATCTACGAGGAGCCCGACACTCTGGAGTTCTGCCCCGGCGGGCGGCCCACGGGGCTGTCTAGCGAGAGCGAGGACTCCATCAAGGCCCTGCTCAGCCGTATCGAGCAGGGCCTGTCCTAACAGGAGAGAAAGAGAGGAACACATGACAACCATGCACGAGGTCTGGCGCGGGATGCAGCGCACCCTGCCCCACGCCCTGACCACACAGGAGTCCCTGTGGCTCCACCCCGACGGGATCGTCCACCTCGACGACTACGCCCGGTACCGGATTCTCGACACCGGGGACGGCTACCGGGTCGAGGACATCGGTGGCCGGGGGTTCGGCCTGCCCCTGACGGAGGAGTACCGGGAGGCGATCGCCGAGCACATCATCGCCGACGCCTTCAGTCTGCTCAAGGAGCAGTCCGGGCTCGACCCCGAGCAGGCCGACAAGTGCCTCGCCCGCGGGCCCCTGTACGGGAGCCACTTGCTGTGCTGGTTTGGGCCCGGGCCGGACGACACCTGGGGTCGTAAGCTCGTCGACATCGACAAGACCCTGACCCTCAACCAGGCCGTCAAGCAGGTGCGGCAGGGTTTGTCGGCCCTCGCCGTCGAGCACGCCTTCGCCGACCTGCACCGGACACTCCAGAACTGGGTCGGGGCGCGGACGCGCGACGACCTGTGGCTCAGCAGCCTGAACCTGCACACCGTGGCCGAGGCCACCCTCGAACTCATTGAGGACGGCATCGGCATCACGCGGTTCCTGGTCTACCTGACCGCCAACTCCGACGGCAGCGCCAGGGCCCGGTTCGTCGACGGCGGGGAGACGAACTACATGCACTTCCGCGTCGGGACCGGCGACGGCGGCCTGGGCGAGGGCTATCGCGACCTGTACACGGCCGTCCGCGACGCCCTGGACCGGCTCTGACAGCAGCGGCAATCGCAAGAAGGAGAAGGGAAGAGAGGAACACATGAGCAGCGTCAAGCCCCGACACTCCTGGAGCGAGGCGTACTACGCCGAAGTCTGGCTCCAGAAGTTCATCCACGAAAACCTGGGCCCCCGGTACCAGGGCCTTTCGGCGGACCCGGTTCTCTTCGACCGGGTCTTCAAGAAGGTCCCGATCCGCTGGTCGACCTTCTACGATCTGAGGAAGAGGTTCGAGGACGACCTCGACTCCCTGACCGCCTTCATCGAGGGGTACCGGGCGAAGAGGAAGGGGCAGGACTGATGGCGCGCATCCTCAACCTGATGGGACGACCGCTGCGGATCATCGACCCCGACGACCGGGAGACCACCATCATGGTGCTCCAGTCCGACGGGCCCTCGCCCTCCGTTCGCCACCGCGACGAGGGCATGACTTCGGTCAATGCCACCGTGCCCGGCTGGCGGGGCGTCCCGCGCATCCCCGTGTCGTGCAAGGGGCGGGCCACGCACGCCTTCCTGCCCCCGTATCGTGAGGACACGTTCCTGGTCGTGTCGCGTATGGTGCAGCAGACCGTCGAGGACCTGTTCCCCGAGCGCGACGACATCCTCACCCCCGGGCGCAACATCAGGCGCGGAGGGGTCCACTACGGCTCCCTTGGCCTGACGGCCTCCGGAGCCACCGCCCGCAGGCTGCTGAAGCGCTGACGGGCGCCCCCGCCGTAATGAAGTTACTGTGCTTTATTGCGGAGGAGTAAAGGGAGGTTCGAGTCCTCCCCGGGGGCCGGTTCATGAAACCAACGAAGAGAAGGAGAGATCATCATGGTCAAGACTATGGACGACTGGGACGAACTGGCCGGCGCCCTGTCGGAGGCTCTGCCCTGCGGCGTCGAGGTCGCATTCCCCGGCAAGCCGGAGGACGAGGACACCGACCTGCGGCTCATCGTCGACGGGGGCGGCAACGCCCGCCTCGTCATCGACCTGGGCGACGAGGACCGGGCCCACAGCGTGGAGACGTTCCACCTGGAGTGGGGCGTGAACGACGGCGAGGAGGGGTTCGAGGAGGAGGCCGACTTCACCTGGCAGAGCTCCGACTGGACTCGCTCCGGGGCGGGCTGGACCAACGAGGGCGACGAGGCCCTGAAGTGGATGATGGGCGACTTCGCCGGGGACGTGGTGGGCGCCGTCCTCGACATGGTCAACGTCCTGGCCGGGGGCGAGCGCGACGAGGGGCAGATCCTCTACAACGAGGAGGGGCATGTCGAGGTCGACGACGATCTGAGGATGGTGCTTGCCGACGCCTACGACAAGGGCGCCATGGACGTGAGGTCGTTCATCCGCGAGACCATCGTGGGCAACATCGACCTCCAGCCGGAGGAGGGGTTCGCCGACGTGCGCCAGGACCCGTCGTCGGACTGGATCTTCGTCAACGAGCGCAGCGGCCGGGCGCTGAGCCTGGATGTCGACCTGCGCCACCCCGGCGACGGCGGCTCGCGGTGCATGGTCACGCGCCTGTCCTCCAAGAACAGCGACACGTTCTTCATCAAGCGGGCGGCGGAGGCGATGATGAGCCCTGAGGACTCCGAGGAGATGCACGCCGCCATCGACTGGCTGATCGACGAGGACGCCGAGAAGGAGGAGGAGTGACCCCGAGGACGAACCTGGACAGCCTGGCCCGGGTGCTGGCCAAGCATGCGGGCGTGTCGCTGGACGACGTCGAGCGCCTGGTGCACGCCCGCGGGGTCCGCACTCGGGACGGGGCCTACATGCTGGCCCTGTTCGGCAATCCTGTTCGGGGCCTCGTCGTCAAGCATCGGCAGATCCGCATCACCAGACGGGTGTCGAGGTGCTCGCAGAGGGCGGCCAGGGAGCTGCTGGTCGAGGCCGACGAGAGACTGCGCGAGTACGACCGCTCGGTGCGGATCAGCTGCGAGCGGGGCCTGGGGATCGCAGCACTGAACGAGAACGAGATAGTACTCGCCGACGGCGGGGTGTACCGGTATGATGAGACATGGAAGGTCTTCCTCCTGGCGCAGCCGGGAGGAGAAGAGGAAGAGAGGAACAGCAATGGCGACTGACATCGAGAACCTGGCGGCGAGGGTCACCAACATGCACCTGGACGGGCTGCCCCGCTACCCGTTCGGGCACCCGAACGCAGGTGAGGACGACAGGGACTACTGGCAGACGGTGGACGACCTGGCCCACCACCCCCGCTTCAACGACATCGTCGAGGACCTCCCCTTCGAGGTGCGTGTCGACTGCGAGGGGGCCCTGCTGTGAGCACCGCAGAGGAGAGGATCAAGGGTCATCTGCCCAAGGCTATGCGCAGCGCCGTCTATTTCCAGGACGGCCAGGTCACCTGCGACTGGGACGACAGGACCGCCTGGCGTTACGAGGACACCTTCGGCTGCATGACCATCTGGTCGGGCGGGCACGAGCAGGACATCACCGACGTCGCCGCCGCCATGTACCTCACCGAACGGGCGTTCACCGACGACATCCTGCCCAGCCTGGACCGGGCGCTCGACGGCATCTACAAGTTCAACGTCCGCAAGGGGACGGTGCGCCTCAAGGGTTCCGGTATGGGGCCCTTCCTGGACCTGAGGAAGCACGACTACTACAACGACGCCGTGGACGCGGGTATCAGCGCCTTGGCGGACCAGACGATCCGCCTGGTCGCCGCCGACGCGACCCGGCGGCTGGGGCCGCACGTCATCGAGCGCACGGGCGACGGCGCCACGATCATCACGACAACGCAGGGAACCGTGTGCATGAACCCCGAAAACACGAACGGGTACGGGTCCGTGCAGGTCACAGTCGACACTCCCCGGCAGCACGGTGTCGAGCGCATCGCACCCGGGGGCGCCCTGCCCCGCTACGTTATCTGGGACCTCAACAACCCCACCGAGTGAAAGGACAACAACATGCTCAACACGAAGATCCTGCGCAACGGCGAGGAGATCACCGTCGCCAAACTGCGCGGCGTCGTCCGCCGGGTCTCCAAGACCTCGGAGATCGAGGGGATGGAGTGGACGGTGTTCGCCGACCGCCTCGTCGCCCAGCGCAACGCCATGAACTCCCTCGGAGGGGACCAGGAGGCCGTCAGCATCATCGACGATGCCCCCGACGGCCAGAACTGGTCCGTCGTGTTCTCCCCGCGGGGGGCTCGACGGTGAGCGGGAAGAACTTCGAGTACTTCAACCCGCCGGGGCGCCCCTACACCGACGACCGCATCGAGTTGTGGTGCGGAAACCTGAAGAGCGCCGTACGAGTGCACTGGGAGGACCTGGACGACATGCTCAACCGGCTGATCGACATGGCCAACGCCTGGGACGGACAGGCCGAACGCGAAAAGTGGATGTCGTGGGTTCACTCTGTGGTCCTGGCGTCCACCGCCGTGCGCACCATGGCGAACCGGCCCGTGGGCTTCGCTCGCCTCGACGACGCCCCCGATGGCACGCAGTGGATGATGCGGATTAACCCCTATGAGACGCAGACCGGAACCGATGTGGCAAGGAAGGAGGACGACGATGAGCGCTGAGGACAAGAGGACCAATGAGCTGGCCCTGGCCATGCTGGGGCTGCGCGTGGCCATGATCCGCAAGGGCTACAGGCCCCTGCCCACCGACGAGAGCCAGGGCCCCGAGGGCCTGTGCATGATCGTGTGGGTCATGGGCGGCCAGGAGTGGACGGCCGCCATCACCGCCTGGGACGTGCTCACGCTGATGCGGCGCACCGGACGGGCGGGGGAGCTCATCGAGATCAACCTCGACACCGCCCGGCTCGACAAGCCCGATCAGATCGTCGAGCGGATCCTGCCCTCGCTCCTGGGCATCGACATCCCCGTCAAGTAGAAGCAGGAGACGGGAGAAAGGAAGAAGGATGACCAACTACATCGAGCAGCGACTCAAGGCGCTCCTGCCCGACGACTTCCCGCCGGTGCGGGTGTCGGCCGCCTCCACGGAGGACGACAAGTGGGATGACGAGGGCGGCGCGGACGTGAGCATCTGCATCCGGCAGCCTTGGCTGTGGCACGTACTGGGCACCCTGAGGGGCCCGTACTACTATCCGCGCGATCACGGGGCCATGGTTCCCGAGATCGCCTTCCGCGTGAGTGAGCTCGATATGCTCACCGACGGCGACCACCTGGGCTACCAGCGCTACGGGGACGTCATCTACTACCGGGGCGACGATGTCGATCACATCCTGCGCAAGGTGGCCGTCGACGTCGAGGACCTGGCTCGCAACACGCTCAAGAAGTGGGAGGAGCGGGGCGGCGATGAGGCTTCGTGACTACCAGGCGGCGGCGGTCGAGCAGATCGCCGCCGCCGGGGGCACAGGCCTTTTGGCCCTCGCCTTAGGAGCGGGAAAGAGTTTCACGGCCCTGGCCTGCGCCGAGCGGAGCCTGAAAGAAGAGGGGAAGGAACCCGAGGGCGCCCGCATCCTCATCGTCGCGCCCCTGCACACCGTCGACGGCTGGAGGCGGCACGTCCGTGAAGTGTGGGGCCTGGAGCTGCGCGAGTGTGCGGCCAAGGGTGCGGGCAGGAAGGCGAACCTCGAAGCCCTGTGGGACAGGAACGAGAAGGGGGTCTTCTTCATCGGCTGGTCCCTCATGACCGCCCGCAACAAGCACAAGAAGAAGGACAACCGGACCGGGAAGATGGTCTCAGCGCCCGACACGCACGCCTTCGGAGGCACACTCTTCGACGTCGTCATCGCCGACGAGGTGCACCGGGCCTGCAACTACAAGTCCCTCAACTCCAAGGTCCTATGCCGGATCCGCGCGAAGCGGCGACTGGCCCTGTCGGCCACACCGGCCGGAAATATCCCGGCCAACGTCTACGGCGCACTCCACTTCCTGTGGCCCGTACGCTACACCTCGTTCACCCGCTTCGCCGACTTCTTCTTCAAGTCGCAGTTCAACCCGTTCTCCGAATCCGGGTACGGGAAGCTCTACGGCGAGGAGAAGTGGCCGGGACGAGTGAAGGCCACCACACCGTGCTGGGTGTCGGTCACTCGCCAGGAGGCCCTGCCCGAACTGGCCGACGTCGACATCCGCCGGGTCGCCGCAACCATGACCCGGGACCAGAAGCGCATCTATCGTGCGTGGCGGGACAAGGCGATCGCCTGGCTCGACGACCACCCCGTGGCCGTAAACCTCCCCGTCGTCCTCGACACCCGCCTCCAGCAGGCCACCCTCGCCCAACCCGTCGTCCTGGAGCACGCCTTGCAGACACGGGAAGGGGGAGTGAAGGAGGTCGTCACATTCGACAAGGATTCCAAGAGCGGCAAGATCGACGCCCTGCTCGACATCCTCCAGGACCTTGGCGACGAGCGGGTCATCGTCTTCACCCACTCCCGCAAGTTCCTCACTCCCCTGCGGTGGCGCCTGGAGAAGGCGGGCTACCGGGTGGAGCAGGTCAGCGGGGACGACCACGAGGGTTGGCGCAAGTTCCGTGACGACCACGGGGTGCAGATCCTCCTGGCCGTCGTGTCCGCCATCGCCGAGGGCGTCGACGGACTCCAGACGGACTGCCATACCGAGATCTGGCTGTCGAGGGACTCCTCTCTGGTCATCAACGAGCAGGCCCAAGGGCGACTGCATCGTTCCGGCCAGGAACGGGGTGTCGTGCGCTACCTGGTGCAGTGCCCCGGGACCATCGACGACACCGTCGTCGGAAGACTTGCCGAAAAGCACCGCGCCCTGACGGAATCAGGACTTATCTAGAAGGAAGAGAGGAACAGTACGTGAACGATGACGAACTGTCCGAACTGATCGAACGACGGGCCGGGCTCATCGAGGCCCGCTCCGCCGTCAACAGGCAGCTGACCGGCCTCAACCAGGCGATCACCGCCGAGATGACCCGACGGGGGCTCGACCGCTACGACGGCGCCGTGCTCACCCGACGGTCGCACTTCCGCCCCTTCGTCGCCGCCGCCCTGCTCGACGAGAGGCTCGTGTCGACGGACGAGCGGATGGGTGTGTACAAGGAGGTCATCGACCCCGGGGCCCTGAAGGAGCGGTTCCCCGACATCTACGCGCAGGCCTGCGAGCCCGGCGAACCCTACCTGGTGCAGCGGGTTCGGAGCGACGGCGAAGACGAGGGCCTGTGATGTGGGGCTCTGAGGCCACCGGCCGAGCCCTGGAGATCGTCGGAGCCCCCACCGACCGGGACCGGCAGCGCCACGTGGGCCCCTCCGAACTCGGAGAGGTGTGCGAGCGGTGCCTGGTCGACAAGATCCGGGGCACCTACGAGGACAAGAGGGCGGGCACACCGCTCGCCCCGCTGCTGGGCACCGCCTTCCACCTGCTCGCCCAGGGGCGCCTGTCGAACTCCCCCGAGGGGCGGGCCGGACTGATCCTCGTGGAGAAGCGGGTCGACGTCGCCCAGGTTGACGGCTACGGGCCGATCAGGGGCACTGTCGACCTGTTCGACATCGAGCGCAGGGAGGTCATCGACTGGAAGGTCCTGTCGAAGGCCCGCATGGCGGGGGTCTCCTCCGTGGTGCACAACCGCCTGGACGGCTCGGTCCTGATGGACCGGGACAAGGTCATCTGGGAGACGGCCTGGAAGTACTACGCGCAGATGATGCTCTACGGCTACGCCCTGGAGCGCGACGGCTACGAGGTGGAGCGGGCGAGCCTGCTCATGATCCCCCGTGACGCATCCACGGACGTTCTGCCGGGCGCGGCCCGGACGCTGGTGTTCCAGTACCGCCGGGCCGTCGCCGAGGCCGTCCTGGGCCGTTTCAGCGAACTCGTGACTAGGGTTCGCGGCGAGAAGAAGAACGAAGGGGGAGTGCCGAGCGGGGGGTACGAGTCCTCGCCCGGCTGCTACCGCTGCAAGCGACTGAAGAAGGAGGAGGCCGACATGGCCGCATGGGGAGGTATGCCGTGATCGTCAGTATCGGCGTGATCGAGGAGGCTCTGAGGAAGGCGGGGTGGGCGCTCGACCGGCCCCGCAACAACCTGGGCCGCTACCGGGCGGTGTACACCAAGGACGGGCGACAGCTCGCCCTCGTCGCCGGGAACAACGGCGCTGTTGCCATCTTCGAGTGGAGCGAGTCGATGGGCTGGACGCGGGCTTACGTGGGTTACCACGACGAGGTCCTCAAGTGGATCGAGCGGGAGGCGCGATGAAGGGTTCGGCGATTCGCACCAGGGGCATTGAGCGTGCCCTGGAGAGGATGGGGCGGCTGCCCGGCCTGATCGTCAGCGATGGCGAGGAGGTGCGGCTTCTGTGTGGAGACAGCACCACGATGTGGACCATCACCAAAGAGCTCAACATCGACACCGAGCCGCTCGTCCTCGCGCTGACTCGTCCGGCTGGCACGAGGAAGCACGACCGTATCGAGTGCACGCTGACCAGCCGGGGCGAGGAGGTCAACCTGCGCACTGAGGATGACCTGGAGCGTCTGGTGGCCTTGTGGCGGCTGCGCGGTGTCGAGGGCGCCGAGCTGGTCGACACCCTGCTCCTGCCGGGCTGGAAGCAGCTGGCGCTGTTCCCGCTCGATGAGGGTCCGGGAAACAATGGCGGGGAGGCGGCCTGATGTCGACATCGGCATTCGATAAGATGCTCGCAGCAGCAGGTTTCACCGCGGAGGATCCGCAGGAGCTCAAGGATATCTCGGTACTCATGTACGGAGGGGCAGGGAGCGGAAAGACGAGTTTTTCGGCCACCGCATCCAGGGTCCCCGAAATGTCCCCCGTCCTTTACCTCGATTTCGAAAGGGGCACGCTTCCCCTGAGGGAATGGGGCGAGCTGGACAAGATCACCATCATCCACCTGGACTCCTGGGCCGACACCCACCGGTTCATCGCCCAGGTCGTCCGGCCCACGATGAACAGTAGGTCCTTCCCCTACCGCACCGTCGTCTTCGACACCATCGACAAGCTCCAGGAGCTCATCGTGGGCGAGTCCCGTACGGCCAATCCCGGCAACAACTACAAGCCGTGGACCGACGCCTACGACAATGTCATGACGCTGATCAACGCCTTCATGCGATGCGATGGCGTCAACCTCCTGGCCCTCACCCACGTTGCCCGGGTCACCAACTCGGTGACCGGGGAGACCGAGATCGGACCGGCCTTCCGGGGCCAGCAGTCCGACAAGCACATGCCCTCCAACTTCGACTTCGTCGCCTACATGAGGTCGGGCAGGTTGGAGAGCGGGCAGTTCGCCGTCCGAGCGGACTTCGCTCTGCCGGGGGCCATCACCAAACGCCGGGTCAAGGACTTCCCCGACTTCTTGGAGAACCCCACCATGGGCCGGGTCTGGATGCTCGCCCACAACACCGAAGCCACTACCAGCACCACCACAACCAATAAGGAGAGCGCATGACCGCCAACGACCCCTTCGCCGCCTTCCCCGCTACCGCCGCCGGTACGTCCGGCGCGGACCTCACCGCCCTGGACGGCCTCGACCTGTCCCAGGTGGAGGTTGCGGAGGAGTTCTCGTTCCGCGCCCCCGAGCCCGGCTTCCACAACGCCGTCGTCACCAAGACGGAGTGCCGGCTGTCGTCCAAGGGCTTGCCGATGGCCGTCCTCACGTACGCCATCGACGACGCCAACGACCCCGACCACGGTGTCGTCGTGCTGGGGTACACGGTCCTCTACTTCAAGCGCACGGAGCAGGGGCGGACCACGCGGGTCCTCAACCCCGGTTTCCGGCGGATGCTGGAGGCTGTGGACCTGTGGCGCGAGGACCCGCGTGAGCGGGTGCCCATGCTCAACGCGGCTGGGCTGAAGACGACCGTCGACCGCCTGTTCGCGCTGATGCTGCGTCGCAAGTGCACGATCAAGACGTCTGTGGCCCCGCCGCGTCAGCGCGTGGACCGCGAGACCGGGCAGCCGATGTTCAACCCCGACGGCACCCCGCTGATGGGCAGCCCGCGGGGGCAGGTCGACGAGGTGGAGTACGAGCCGGTCGACAGCTCGACCACTCCGTTCTGATCCCCTGATGCCCGGCCGGGGTCTCGTCTTGTGCGGGGCCCCGGCCGGGTCAACAAGGAAAGAGGAGAAGCCATGCTTTTGTTCTACTACGAGAAGAATGAGCTGCGGGCGTTCGTCGACGACGACGGCGCCTGGTTCGTCGCCGCGGACGTGGCCGTGGCCCTGGGGTACCGGGACTCGCCCAACATGCTGCGCAGGTTCAGTAAGAACGAGGTCCGCTGGTTCAAGGTGCCCGGGCGCCGGGGGGTGCATGATGCCAGGGCGGTGTCGGCCCGGGCTCTGATCGGCCTGACGTTCCGGTCCCGGTCCGAGCGGTCCGAGGGCTTCTACCGCTGGCTGCTGGACGAGGTCCTGGATGTCGAGCTGCGCAAGGACGCCAGGGAGCGGGCGAGAGAGGAGGGACGGGGGATGGTATGAGTTGGGCTCACGTCGCCCTGCGGCCTGTCTGCGAGACGCTTGGTCTGGACGCCAACGGCCAGTGGCAGAGGCTTCGGCGTCGGTCCTGGGCAACCGCGTGTATGATGCACGCGGTTGCCGCGGACGGCAAGACCCGCGAGATGACGTTCATCGACCGCCGCGCCTTTACCATGTGGCTGGCTACTATCGACACCGGCCGTCTCGACTTGAGTCTTGCGGGCCCCGCAGCAGTGTGGTAGTGTAGGTCCCGATGGGGTAAGTCGAAGTTACCCCACGACCGTCAAGAAAGAGAGAAAAACTGTGACGGACACCGCACTGACCCCGTTCCACTACGGGGACGAGAGGCTCCGAGCCTACGAGGACGAGAAGGGCATGGCCTGGTTCATCGCCGCCGACGTCGCCCGCATCCTCGGACACCGTGATGCCGCAAACACCATCAAGGGCGTCGACGAGGACGAGAGGGGTACTACCATTGTTAGTACCCCTGGAGGAGAGCAGACACTCAGCACCATCTCCGAGGCTGGACTGGTTACGGTGCTCATGCGGGCTCGTGTCGAGGCGGCCACGCCGTTCCGACGCTGGGTCACCCACGAGGTCCTGCCGTCGATCCGACGGACCGGGTCCTACAGTCGGCCCGGGGTGATGCCCGTCCCGAGCGCTGAGAACCCGGCTCTGGTCAGGGCCAAGGGGCTGATGGAACTGGTTGCTCTCGCCAAGGACGTCATCAGCCCTGACTACCTGGAGGCCAAGGCGAGGATCGTCCTGGCCCGCGCTATGGGCGACACGCCCGAGATCGAGGCGAGCGCGCGACCCCTCTACGTCCAGGACTACATGCGCGAGCAGGGGGTGTCGAGCGACAACATCAAGAGCTACGCCCCCACCTTCGGCAAGTACGTCAAGAAGGCCTACAAGGCCGAGCGGGGTGTCGAACCTGGCAAGCGCTTCGACGAGACCCCTTCCGGTCAGGTCCGCGAGGTCTGCGTCTACACCGAGGCCGACCGCCCGATCTTCGACTGCGCCTGGAGCGAGAGCTACGCCAAGGGCTTCCCGGAGAAGAGGGAAGCCAAGAAGAACAAGGAGAAGAAGTGATGGACAGAACACAGAACATGCACTACGAGGGGCATGTCATCCGCACCTACCACGACGGCCGCCACCTCTGGTTCGCCGCCTCGGACCTCGCTAGGGCTCTGGGGCTCCGTGACGGGTACGCCCTGATTCGATCTGCGCATGATGAGGACAAGAAGTTCCTGGAGGTGGCCACCGGGGGCGGCCGACAGAGGGGCGCCGTCATCTCGGACATCGGGCTCATCGTGTTCGCTTCGCGATCCCTCAAGCCCTCCGGTCGCAGACTTCTGCTGTGGGTCCTGGACGAGCTCACATCGTAATAAGAAGAAGAGGAGTAACCGATGACCCTCGACGAACTCATCGAGAAGCTGACGCAGATGCGCGACAAGGAGGGAGGCGACACCATCATCGTCGTCCGAGGCTACGAGAGCGGCTACGACCGCGTCGACGACGTCGACACCCTCGACGTCTACGACAGACGCGCCCGAGGAGGCCACGAGAAGTGGTGGGACGGACGCTACAACGAGAGCGCCCTCTGGGCCCACGCTCAGGGCACCGACCCCGTCCACGTCGTTCACCTGGTGAGCGCCACTGACAAGACCTTCGACTGATGGCCGGGCCCCGGCGTCGCTAAACTGACGGCGTCGGGGCCCCGTCGTCCCCGCGGAAGAGACGGAAACAAAGAAGGAAGAGAAAGAGAGACATGGCCTTCTTCGAAGAGGTGCTGCCCGACACGCCCGGCTGGGTGCCCATCATCACCAAGGACCCCTTCGGGCGCCTCACCGTCTTCAAGTGGTTCTCGTGGCCCGATGAGAAGGCCGCCATGGGGCGCTATGTCGAAGCCCACGGCAGTGGCGACGTCTACTTCAAACCCATGACGTTCACCCAGCCGCCCTCCCTGACCGACCCCCGCCACGCCACCAAGGCCAACGTGCTGCGCTGCGACGTCGTCTACTGCGACGGCGACGACATGGACCCCTCCAAGCTCGCAATCCTCCCCACCACGTTCGTGCGCACCAGTCCAGGGCACTGGCACGGCTACTGGCGGTTCCTCGACGCCGAGAACCTGTCGAACAACGACATGGAGGACCTGTCGCACGGCCTGTACAACACTCATGCCGCCGACGGCATGGACCGCGGCTGGCCCCTGGCCAAAATGCTGCGCGTCCCCTGGTCCTACAACACGAAGCCCGAATACGGCGCGCCATTCCGCGTCACCCAGTACTCCGAGGAGACCGTCAGGAGAAGAGGGGCGGGCGGTGTCGACCTGGTCGAGATCCAGCGCGAGGGCGAGGCCGTCACCGTAGCTGAGTTCGCCGCCCACTACCCTCCGGCCGAACCACTGTCCCAGGAGGAGCTCGACTCCAAGGTCCCCCAGGAGCAGGACCCCAACGAGATCTACCGCCTGCTCGCCCTGGTCAACAACTCCGTCGCCAACGACCTGTTCATGATCCGCCCCGAGATCGGCGACGACTGGTCCGCCCGCATGTACCACCTCCAGTGCATACTCATGGAGGCCGGGTTCGACGCGCGCTCCTGCTACCTCGTCCTGCACGAGGCCGCCTGCAACAAGTACCGGCGCGACAACCGCCCCGACATCGACCTGTGGGTGCAGGTTCAGCGCGACGCCGCAAGGTGGAGGCAGTACCACGACGGCGAAGACTTCATCATGGACGACGACGCCGACATCCTGCGCGTCCTCGGCCTCACCCCCCTGGAGGGCGTCAACCAGTTCGGCGATGAGTCCTCGCCCGAAGCGCTTGTCGACCGTCTGCCGTCCGTGCTCGACGCCGACGCCAACGGCCTGTACTGGACGCGAGTGCAGTTCCTCCACCCCGAGGAGCAGCCCATCAACGACACGTTCATCGACGCCTTCACCTCCTGGGTGGGGCACAAGTCCCCGCAGGCCCCGTGGGAGTTCTCCGTGGCCGGGGGCCTGGCCATGCTCTCCGCGCTCCTGTCGCGCTACGCCAAGTTGCCGCTCACCTTCACCGACATGGGCCTCAACCTGTACTGGCTGGTCCTGGGGCGCACCACGCAGTCCCGCAAGAGCACCGCTTTGCGCCTGGCCCGCGGCGTCCTGAACGACGTGGCTGAGGAGGTGGGTGTCGACAGCAGCGGCTACGAGGCCCCCGAGGACGCCACCGCCGAAGCCCTCCAGGAGTGGCTGGGGGACCTGCCCCGCCTGTCCACGCTGCTCAGCGTCGACGAGGTCCAGGACACCTTCGCCGCAGCCTCCCGCAAAGGGTCCTACATGGCCGGATTCATCCCCATGCTCACCAAGATCTACGACGGCAGGGTCCCCGCCATCCTGCGCAAGACCGGGGGCCTGGCCAGAAAGGGCGGTGTCGATCACCAGATGTCGTTCTACGGCACCGGCATCTTCGACCTCACCGCCCGCTATCTGACCATGGAGCGCATCATCTCCGGCTTCGTGCCCAGGTGCCTGGTCGTCGTCGACTCCCGTGAGGGCTTCGAACCCGGGGCGAACGACGTCGCGTGGCGCACGGGCGAGCGGGCCCGTGTCGACCAGGTGCGCGACATGCTCATCCACCACCTGACCTCCGTGGTCAAGCACTGGGACAAGGGCTTCCAGGCCGCTGTCCCCGTTTCGGGCCCCTTCGACGACCTGCGCGTGCCCCTCAAGTGCGACGAGGACGCCCTGGAGCGGTGGAAGTGCTTCGCCTACGACGTCACGTTCCTGGCCGCCAACCACCCGCTCAACGCCGTGGCCCTGTTCCCCACCTGCGAGCGGCTGTCGTTCTCCGCCCTGCGGGTGGCGGCCCTGCTGGCCATGACGGAGATGAAGGACACTATTGAGTTGAGGCATGTCGTCAAGGCGATCGACCTGGCCGGAACGTGGGCCAGGTGCGCCGAGGCCCTGGTCAACCAGGTCGACTCCAACGGGTTCAGCCGAATGGTGTCCGACGTCGAGCAGTGGGTCGCCTCCCAGCCGGGCCACCGGGTGTCGTACGCGGCTCTGGTCACCAAGTTCCAGAACAAGTTCGACGGACCCGAGCAGATCACCCGGATCCTCATGCACTGCCAGAAGAAGGGAACCCTGCGCGACATCCTGCCCAACCCGGACCGACCCGGCGACCGCGAGGTCGTCTACACCGCCCGAACCGCAGTCGACGCTTAGCCGATAACACAACCCAACCGGAAGAGAAAGAGAGAACCATGATCACCCACCGAGAGCCGGCCAAGACCGTCTACTCGCCCCACCCCCTCCTGGGGGCGCTCCTCGACCACCGCTTCGGCGACTGGCGCATCACGTCCCTCGACCCGGCGGGGTGGACGTCCACCCGCGGCGCCGTATTCGACATCAAGTGCGTCTTCTGCGATCGCCACAGTCGGGCATCCGCGTCGGGGCTGCTCGAAGGTCCGTTGTGCGGCTGCAAGGCGGGCATCAAGGCCAAGGGGCGCCAGCGGGCCGCGAGCGACCTGCGCCTGCGCAAGTCCCTGCTCAAGCGGGCCGACAACTGGCGCAAGAGCCCCGGGGGCATGACGTGGGCCAACGGCACGGAGGCCGTCAACTGGGTCCTGTCCAACTTCAACCTCCCCCCGTTCGACGACATGGACGGCTGGTCGTTCATGCGTCCCGACAGCAGCCTGCCGTGGGGGCCGGACAACATCGACTTCCGCCCCAAGTTCGAGGTGCGCCAGAAGGTCGGCGAGGTTCCGTGGCGGGTCAAGGGCGAGGAGCGCCGCCGTCTCAAGGCGCAGGAGCAGGAACAGGAGGCCGACGGTGAGTGACTTCTGGGCCGCCAAGCCCGTGTTCCTGGTGCCCGACCCCCGTGACCTGACGGAAGAGCAGATCGGGGTGCTGTGCGACATCAAGACGGCCATGGGGCGCAACATCGACCTGGCCGGGCCCACCTGGCCCCTGGACCCCTGGCGCCCGGCCATCGGCCTGTTCGGTGTCGAGGGCCCGTGGACGGCGCCCGCCGACGGCGGCTTCGATGAGATCTGGCCGCTGGTCCTCCAGGGCCGTTGGACGGTGACCGCCTCGGAGAAGGGCGGGGCGCCGTGGATGACGCAGGACGTCCTGTGGCTCGACATCGAGACCTACTCGCCCGTCGACCTGGCGAAGAGCGGAGTGTATAAGTATACGGAGCACCCGGACTGGCGCATCCTCATGTGCTCCTGGGCCCTGGGCGACGGCGAGGTGCATCGGGCCGAAGGGCACGAGGCGATCCTCAAGATCCCCGGCCTGTTCGACAAGAAGGTCCTCAAGATCGCCCACAATGACTCCTTCGAGCGCATCAACCTGTCGAGGCTCAAGAGGCGGGGATTTCTGCCACCCGAGCAGTTCTTCGACACCGCCGCCCTTGCACGGGCGTGGGGGCTGCCCGCCTCCCTGAAGGACTTCGCCCTGGCCATGGGCGCTGAGGAGAAGGACGAGGCCGGAGCCCGGCTCATCAACCTGTTCTCCAAGCCGAATCGGCGGGGTGAACGAGTGAACCCCGCTGAGCGGCCCGACGACTGGGCGGCGTTCGGCGCCTACTGCGACCAGGACGTGGAGACCATGCGCGACGCCGCCAAGAGGCTCGCACGCGACTTCCCCCGCGGCGAGCGCGCCGTCTACGAGGCGGACCAGCGGATCAACGATCGGGGGGTCCGTGTCGACGTCGAGCTGGCGAAGGCCGCCGAGCGCTGCTTCAAGGACAACCGTGCCGAGGCGCTGAAGGAGATTGAGAAGATCACCGGTGTCGACAACGGCAACTCGGTGGCCCAGCTGAGAACGTGGCTGAGGAGCCGGGGCGTCGACACGGAGGACCTGCGCAAGGACACGGTGAAGGACCTGCTGGAGGACGAGATCCCCGACGACGTCCGCCGGGTGCTCGTGCTGCGCCAGGAGTGTGCGGTGTCGGCCGCGGCCAAGTTCACCGCCGCCATCCGGGCCACGAACGACGACGGGCGCCTGCGGGGCACGATGCAGTACTTCGGCGCGTCGACGGGTAGGTTCGCCGGTCGGCTCATCCAGTTCCAGAACCTCGCCCGCGACGGCTTCAAGGCCGAGGGCGGCGGCTACGACACCACCGCCGAAGAGGCTGCGGTCGGGCGGCTGCTGGAGGGCGGTTCAGTCCCCTCACCGGAGCTGAAGAAGCTGATCCGCCCGCTGCTCATGGGGCCGTTCGTCGTGTGCGACTACTCGTCGATCGAGGCCAGGGTCATGGCGTGGCTGACCGGCGAGCAGTGGATGATCGACGCCTTCCGCAACGACGAGGACATCTATGTCGCTACTGCTGCCAAACTCGGTGGCCCCGAGAAGGGTTTTGACCGGCAGCACGGGAAGGTCGCTAGTTTGGCCCTCCAGTACCGAGGGGGAATCGGGGCCATGCTCGCCATGGGCGGCCGGAACATCCTGCCCAAGAACACCCCCGAGGACGTTCTTCGCAAGCGGCTGCAAGAGATCGTGAACATCTGGAGGGCCCAGTCCCCCGCCGTCCGGCGCTTCTGGGCGCAGCTGGAGCGCATCCTGGGCACCGGAGGGGGTGTCGACACCGGCCTGGTCAGCATCGAGGTCAAGGGGCAGGACCGCTACGTGTGGCTCCCCTCCAAGAGGCCCATCGTCTACCGCGGCCTCACCCGACGCTGGAAGCAGCCCCTCGACGTCGACGGCACCCCCCTGGGCCCGGCCCGCCTTGTGCCCCACGTCCTCAACACGGGGGGCGACAGGGCCCGGGTCCCCTACAAGCCGCTGCACGGGGGTATCATCACCGAGAACATCGTGCAGGCCGTCGCACGCGACATCCTCGTCCAAGCGCTTCGCGCTTTGGAAGAGGCCGGGTGGCCCGTCGTCACCCACATCCACGACGAGGTCGTCTGCGAGATCCCCGCCGACAAGCGAAGCCTCAGCGAGGCCGAGCTCGTCGCCGAAGTGTCCGGGATCATGTGCCGTCCGCCCTACTGGGCCGACGACGATCTCGTGATCAAGGCCGCCGGTTACACCTGCCAGCGGTACCACAAGGAATGACAAGAGAGGAAGAGAGCATGTCCGACGACATGATCAACCACCCGCCCCACTACAAGCTCGGCGACCGCGAGGTCATCGAGATCACCGAGCACCTGGACTTCCTGTCCGGCAACGTCGTCAAGTACATCTGCCGCGAGGGTCGCAAGAGGGGTGCCGACCCTCGGGCCGACCTGGCCAAGGCGCTGTGGTACCTGGAGCGCAAGATCCGCCTCTACAACGGCATCCACGAAAACATCCTGTACCGCGACTGCGTCTCGTACTCCTTCATCCGCGACGCGAAGATCGTCCTCCAGGCAGCCGGTGTCGACACCACGTATGTGACCGCCCTGGCGGGCATGCTGTTCGTCAAGAACGGACGCCTGTACTACAACACCTGCGTCGACCCGGACAACGTCGGCAGCCACGGGTACGTGGAGGCCTCCGTCCCGTGGCCCGGCGACACCGAGCTCCGGCTCCTGCGCGCCCGGCGCGACCTGAAGTACCTCGACGAGGAGCGCGCCGAGCTCGCCGACACCATCCGCCGCCTGGCCGCACAGGTCGAGGCCGAGAACAACAAGAAGGAGAGCACCGATGAGTGACATAGACCCCGCTGTCGCCCGCGCCGTCGACGAGATCGACTACGTGGGCTGCAACACCGTCAACCCCTACAACTACCTGGCTGAGATCATGTTCCTCACCTCGGCCGCCTGGAGCAGCGGGGCCAAGCGCTTCACCCTGTCCGCTATCGCCGCTCGCGCCGCCCTGTGGGTCGCCTACCTCGACGAGAAGACCGACGGCACGTCCCTGCACGGCCTGCGACGCCGCCGGGGCCGTGCCCGCAGGATCCTGGAGAACGAGGTCATCGCCGAGTACCAGCGCGCCTACGACAAGCACCACGGCCGCACCCCCTTCAACCCGGAGGTGGCCGAGCAGATGAAGTTCGTGATCCTGGCCGAGGAGGTCGGCGAGGTCGCCCGCGCCCTGACCCCCGACGCCGACACCCCCGTCGGCCATGCGGCCCCGCTGCGCGACGAGCTCATCCAGGTGGCGGCCATGGCCCTGGCCTGGTGCGCCCGCATCGTCGTCGACACCGAGCGGAGGAACAACCTGTGAGCCGCGGCAGCAAGGTTGCGATCCGCATCGAGATGCACCCCAACGGCGTGCACATCATCGACAACGTCGGCGGGCAGGCGCTGTGGGGCGGCGTCAACGAGTTCGACGTCGTCTGGTCCCCCGCCCCCTTCGATCCGAGGGCCGAACCGGAGCGGGTCCGGCGCTCCCGGGCCTGCGGCGTGGCCGCCATGCTGCGGGCCCTGACCCGGGTGTGGTTCGACAAGGGCGACATCCCCGTCCTGGCGTGGCACCGGGGCAAGGAGGGCTGCGACCCCGCCAAGGCGACCATGTGCCGGGCTGTCGCCTCGCACGCCAGGGGGTCCGGGCGCTGGCGCAAGGCGGAGCCCGACGACCTGCGCGGCGAGGACGCGGTGGTGATCGAGGCATGAGCGCCGGAGGATGGTTCGGCTACTGGTTACTGACCCTGCCGATGCTCTTCTTCAGCGCCGGGTACATGTTCGCCGAGGACGGCCACGCGGAGGGCTTCGCCAAGTGGTGGTTCAGGGCTATCGCCTGCCTGTCGGTGTTCGCCGTCGGGTTCGGACTGGTCATGGCGGTGAGGGGATGACACTCCAAGAGTTCTTCTCCGTGGGGCTGGTCTCCTTCGGTCTTGCTCTCCTCCTGGGTTTCTTCGCGGCGACCCAGCGCGAGGACGCGCAGATCCCGCTGTGGATCAGCTTCAGTCCGGTCATCACGATCGTCTCGTGTTTGGTGGTGGGCTGGTGACCAGGATCTTCGCCTACGACCCGGGGGTGTCGACCGGATGGGTGTTGGGGGTTGTCGATGGCGACGACGTCGAGATCGTCGAGTACGACCAGTTCACCGCCCCGAGCCACACCGACACGGCGTTCACGCTCAAGGGCGCCATCTGGTGCTACAAGCCGGACGTCGTCGTCGGCGAGCGCTTCGACCTGCGCCCGCACAACCAGTTCCTCGCAGACCTCACCCCGGTGAAGGTCAACGCGATCATGGACTACATCTACGACAAGCGCCCGATCGTCTACCAGACGCCGACGCAGGCCAAGACGCTGGTCCGCGACGCCACGCTGAAGGCGTTGGGGTTCTGGCCGACCGGCAAGTCGGTTGACCAGCCGGACGCTGACGACGTGCGCGACGCCGCACGCCACCTCTACCACTACTGTGCCATGACTCTTCGCCTGAAGGGCCTGCTGGAGCGCATGTCGAGGTAGCCGACGAGAGGCCCGCCCTTCTTCCTTCGGGGAGGAGGGCGGGCTTTTTCGTGTTCCGGCTCAGTTGTTCCTGCGGCGTCGCTGCAGCCGTCCGACCTCGACCTTCAAGTCGTGGACCTCGATGCGCAGGCGGTTGTTCTCCTCCTGGTACTGGGCGATGATCGTGTCCTTCGTGTTGAGGGCCGCCTGGAGGGCCTCCAGACCGAAGCGCGAGCGGGCCATCTCCGCCTCGCCCACGCCCCGCTTGCGGTCGGCGCTGACCTTCACCCAGGACCCCCAGGCGGCCAGGGCGGAGGTGATGAGGGCGATGACGGACCCCACTGTGGTGAGCAGGGGCGTCAAGCGATCACCCCCTGTCGGTGTTCGGGCCGCCGCGGTCGCGTAGCGCGGTGAGGATTATGGCGCGGTGTCTGAGCCACCGCAGCCAGTTCATTCTAGCGGACAGGAGGAACACGACGGACAGGAGCAGGGCGGAGCGGGCGCCCAGGCCGTGGGCGGATACGACGAGGATCCAGGAGGCCGACGCGCACCCCAGGACGAGGGGCAGGATGACCATCTCCACCTGCGAGCGCCCGGTCAGGCAGGCCAGCGCGCAGCCGCCGGCCATGGCCGACAGGGCGATGTGGACGGCGAGGTTGTACCAGATGGCCGCATCCGGGGTGTAGGGCATGAGCCCGGCCTCCCGGATGGAGAACACCGACAGGGCCAGGTAGCCGACGGCGCGCAGCCCCCGATCGAGGGTGTTGGCCCAGGGCGGGTGCGGTATGTACATGAGGCTCACGCCTCCCATCCCTTGATGGCGTAGTTGATGCGGATGAGGCTTCCCGGTGCGGCGCCTCGGGCCACGTAGGGGACGCGGACGATGACACCCTCGTTGTTCTTGACCTTGTCCCACCCGTAGCCGGCGCCGCCGATGTTCCCGCCGAATGACCACACGTCGCCGTTGGTGATCAGGGCGGTGGCGATGCCCGTGTACTTGCGGGCCAGGCTGATGAATCCGGTGAACTTGGGGTCGAGGGGCGTGGGCACCCGGATGACCGTGGAGCCGGCTTCCTCCCGGAACCTGCTGGCCTCGCCGCGACTGCCGACGAGAATGGCGTTGGTGATGGGGGTGGCGGGGGTGGCGACCTCGTTGCCGGTGATCATCCAGGAGGTGATGTTGGAGCCGTCGGACTTCCAGGTGGCCCCGTCCCAGGCGATGATGCGCCCATTGGAGGTGAGGTAGATGAGGATGGGGTCGGTGGCCGACGGGGTGACGCCCGCGGCGACGAGGGTGTCGCGCAGGATGTTGGCGGCGGCGGCGTTGCTGGCCTTGTAGATGGATGACTGGCGCAGTTTGGAGATCACGTTCGACACGGAGGAGACGCCGAGGTTGAGCAGGGTGGGCCAGTCGGCGGCGGTGTCGTCGCCGGAGTACGTGTAGATGCCGTTGCGGTCGGTTCCCGTCATGGTCCTATTGTCCCTTCTCAACAGGGGATGAGCATGGTGGAGGCGAAGTCCGAGCCCCAGCCGATGTAGTTGGCCCCGTTGTTGCGCATGCCCATCTTCGTCCAGATCGTGCACTTGCCCGAGGTGGGCAGCTTCGTGGCCATGCCCATGAACATGGGGACGTCGGACTGCCATCCGTAGCCGTTGTACACGTAACCGGTTTCCATCCACGAGCCCGAGTCCCTGTTGCGCAGAATGAATAGGGCCCGCTGGTTGGGGTTCTGCGCCCCCGATACGCAGTTGATCGACGCGATGATGATGGCCCGCCCCGAGGAGGGGGCGTTGAAGGACCACTGGTAGGCGACGGTCCCGTCGCTGGAGGCGTTGACAGTCGTGGGGTTGCGGCGGAACTTGAACTGCGCCCCGAAGATGATCGACGACACGTCCGTCAGGTCGGCGTACGGGCCTTGAACCAGATTGCCGCTGTGCGGGTTGTTCAACGCCAGGCCGTTGGCCAGGGACGGATGCAGCTGGGCGTACACCTTGTTCCCCCGCCACACGGTCAGACCGTGGCTGGCGTCGATCTCCACGCGGTCACCGTCCCCGTTCGTCGTGGTGGCCAGGGTGGCGCCCAGAACCCTGCCCCCGGCGATCAGTCCGCCCTTGATGGTGCCCCCCTCGATGACCTTGCCGCGCAGCGTGTTGGCGTCGACGCGGTCGCCGGACAAGATGCCGAACTTGATGTCGTTGGCGTTCAGGCTGCCGATGACCCCGCTCTCGGCGGTGATGGTCCCGGCGGCCAGCACGGCGGCGGTGAGGGACCTGGCGGCGATGCGGTCGGAGCCGATGAACCCGGAGGTGATCACACCGGCGTCAAGGCCCTGCACGTGCGTGGTGGTGATAGCCCCATTGGCGATCATCGACCCCTCGACCGGGTTCCTGGCCACGGCCCCGGAGGACTGCGCCTGCTTCCACACCCCCTCGACCATGCTGTTCGACATGGTGCCCGTGAGGTCCGCGGCGGCCACCCCCGCCTCGATGAAGTCCTCGACACCGGCCCGGAAGCGGTACATCCTGTAGTTGTCGTCCGTGTCATACCACAGGTCGCCGTCGTTGCGCCCGTTGAGCGACGGCTTGTCGGCCTGGTAGAAGATCGTGTTCTTCCCGTCAGCGGACTTCTGGGCGCGCTGGGCGGCCAACTTAGCGGCCGTGGCCATGTCCTCCACGGCCTGCGCCTTGTCCAGGGCCTCCTTCGCCTTCTTCTGCGCCTCGGCGGCGGCGGCCGCGGCCTGGGCGGCGTCGTCCCCCTCGACCAGGACCCAGGCGTTCTTCGCCTCGTCGAACACGTAGAGCCTCGTCGTGCCTCCGGCGGTCGACACCCACAGGTTCCCCTGCTTGCGGTCCGCGCCGGTGGGCTCCGTGTCGGAGATGATGACGGCCTTGGCACCGGCCACGGCCTTGGCGACGTCCTTCTTCGCCTGCTCCAGGTCCGCCTTCGTCTGCTCGTACGAGGCGGCCAGGGTGTCGAAGCGTCCCGACAGGGCCTTGGCGGCCTGAAGGTCCCCCTTGGCGGCGGCGGCCAGGTGCTTGTAGTCGACGGCCCCCTCACCGAGGGTGTCCGTCCCCCAGTGCTGCTGCACCCACTTGCCGTCGGCGTCGCCGTCGATGCCCGGCGGCGACCACTGCCACACCTGCTTGACGCGGTCCTTGTCGACACCGCCCTGCTTGGACAGCTCGCACACGTACCAGGTGGCGTTCTGGTTGACGGGGATGTCCGGGTTCTCCACGCCCGGGCCCGGCGACACGGGGGGCGCGTCGTGCCAGGAGACGGCGTCGTCGGCCATAGCCCCGGCGATCTGCGCGAGCGACTGGGCGTCGTCGAGGCGCTCCTCCAGACCGCCGATGGACCCCACGGCCGCCGTCCACCGGCTCATGATGCGCCTGGCGTGGGCGGACGTGTCGCCCTCCTCCAGGATCGACACGCGCTTCTCGACGGCGCCGCGCCACTGCTGCGACTGGGGCGAGAGGTTGGAGGCGGGGAACACGGATGCGGTGAATGACGCCATCACAGGACTCCGATCGTGGACAGGTCGCGCAGGGTTCTTCCGCTTAGCGGAAGATTCGACACGCGCGGGTATTTGCGGTTGTAGTCGGCCAGGAGCGGGTGGCTGGTGGCCTGGAGCGACACCGCCCCCTCCTCGATCGTGGCCGAGTCGACCCGCCACCAGTGTCCCCGGTAGCGGAACCGGGCCCCCGGCAGGGCCCCCAGGACCGGCCCGGAGGGCGGGGACCCCTTCCATTGCAGGGTGAGCGTGGAGCCGACGCGGGCCTGCGCGGCCGCCTGGGCCGCAGCCCAGCCCTTGGCCGCGGTGTCGATGGACGGGTTGTCGATCGTGGTGACGTCGTCGGTGCCCTTCGCCCCCGTCGCCAGGCTGAGGGTCTCCACGTCGACGTAGGAGCCCAGGCCGCCGATCAGGTACAGGGCCGGGTGGTCCACTTTGCCGTCGGATTCGCAGACCCGGTAGGGGGACAGGTGCTCGTAGTTCATGCCCGACAGGATCACGGTGGCCGAGCGGCGGTCGTCGTTGAGCTTCACGGTGAGGCCCCCGCCCATGTCGGCCCACTGGGCGGGCATGATCGGCTTGTTGTCCTTGCCGACGACGACGTACAGGCCGTTGCGCATGTGCGTCAGGTCCGGTGAGCCGTCCTTGAAGGGGATGGAGCGCACCATGGTGGGCTGGTTGACGTAGGAGACCTCGGCGCCGAAGCGGATGGTGGTCTCCGTGCGCTCCCCGGCGTTGACGCTCATCACGCCCGTGTCGCTGGGGTCCCCGTACTGGACGTCGGCCCCCGGGTACTTGGAGGGGGCCACCGGGTAGATGAGGCCCCGGTCTGCGTTGGCGCCGACGCCCGTCCCGATGCGGGTGCGGTGGTAGACGTTGACCCGGATCTCCTTGGACCTGGCCCCGTCCTCCAGGCTGATCGTGGAGGACGTGGGGCGGTCCTGGAGGTAGATGTCGCGCCCGGGCCTGGGGGTGATGGCGATGGTGCCCTCCCGCCACGTCAGGTCGAGCATGTTCGCGGACAGGAAGCGACGGAGCATCGACCACACGTTGTCGCGTCCGCCGGGCAGGTTGTAGCGCTCGTCCTTCAGGGCGGCGTCGACGTTGACGGGCGGCATGGGCCAGTTGACGGCGAAGAAGCACCGGCTGATGATCGACTCCAGGTCGGTGCGGTGTACGGGGTTGAGCGTGCCCACCTGGTTGAGGGCCGACAGCCCCGAACCCCCGGTGATCGACCAGGAGTCCTCGTCGATGCTGATGTCGGTGATCATCATGTCGGACCGGCCGTGGTCGGTGGACTGGACGATCAGGGTCTTGCCGAGCAGGGGCGTCAGATCGGCGGGGGTGAACCTGCCGGGGCCGCCGACGGTGACGGTGGCGGTGCCCGAGGGGGATTCGTCCCTGTCGAGGGACACGGCGTCCTCGTCGTAGGACCAGGAGCCGACGCCCGTGGGGGCGCCGAAGAACCTCACAGCCACGGCCACACCTCCCTCAATGTGACGGTGGCGGAGAACAGCCCGTAGGCGGGGTTGACGCCGGTGACGGCCAGGGAGCCGGGCTCGACGCGCATGGAGCCGAAGCCCTCCGGGGTGGCGTACGGCCACAGGTCGGGGGCGGCCCCGCCGCGGGCGGTGAACGCGGCCCGAACCCAGGTGAGGACCTGGTCGGCCACGGCGGGGGCGGTGACGGTCACGTCGACGATCCTGGGGGCGTCGTCGAGGCCGGGGATGCGGGTGATGGCGGCCGACGAGATGTTGACGCCGCCGGTGACCTGGATGAGGCCGGGTGCGGTGAGGGCGCCGGAGGCGACGATGTGCATGTCGGCGCCCGGGGGGATGAGCACGTGCTCCCGGTACACGTGCGGCTTGCCGTCGGCGGCCTGCGCCCCGGTGAACTCCAGGGCCTTGAGGGGCCCGTTGTTGACGTCGACGGTGCGCCCCAGGACGGTGCCCTTGTCGTCGTAGGCGAGGGGCGTCAGCGAGTCGGCGTGCAGGTGGGGGCGCCCCAGGAAGGGGGAGAGGATGTTGCCGCCGGAGTTCATGTCGTCCCGGTAGATGATCTCATCCTCGCCCGCCCAGGTGAGCATGTCCTGAATGAGCAGCAGCTCGGAGCGGGTCAGGTTGGACCACGACAGTTCGATGGTGCGGGCGGCGTACCTGGAGGCGGACACGACGGCGCCGCCCCCGATCAGTTGGTCGGCGGACCCCCAGGAGACCAGGGTGTGCGAGGCGGGGGCGTCGGGGGCCGGGATCCAGGCGAACCGCCGCCCCGTCCACAGGGCCGCGACACCGTGGTGCGCTGACATCAGTAGGTCCCCCTTCGTCCGCTTCGGGCGTTGACGTTGTTGACGGCCGCGCCCACGGCCCGGCCGTCCAGGTTGAGGACGGTCGACACGGCCCGGGCGAGCTGGTGGATCTGGTTGGGGTTGATCGTAATGGGGCCCGACAGGCCGGGGCTGTTGTTGACCTTGACCTCAGGGCGGTACTGCCCGGCACGGATGGCCTCCATCATTCCGGGCCCGTACTTGTCGACGCTGGAGCGGGGCATGACGTACTCGCCGGACTGGACGCCGATGACGCCGCCGACCGGGGTGATGCCGAGCAGGTCGTCGGCGTCCCAGTTGCCGGTGCGCCTGCGCCCTCCGAGCATTCCGCCACCCCCGGCCCGGCCGGGCACGCGGCCGCCGTGGGCCCTGCCCAGGAACCCGGCCAGCCCGGCCAGCGCCCCGCTCACCACTCGGGCCCGAATGGTCACGTACCGATCCTCGGTGAGCGCGCTGAGCTGCTTGCCCGCCCTCCAGGTGTCCGCCTCGGCGGTGACCGGGGCCTGGTAGCCGGCGCCCCCGTTGGAGGCCATGGAGCGGATTCCGGCGCCGGTGCGGTCGGAGGTGCCGTTGTCGGACACGTCGACGTCGACGACGCGGGGCACCGCCTGGATCGTCCGGGTGAGGTTGTCGAACGCCCCGGACAGGGTGGTCACTTCGCCCTGGTTGAAGCCCATCTGCGTGGCCTGGGCGATGAACTCCTGCTTGAGCTGGGCGGCGTAGGCGGTGAGCTGCTCGGTGGACGCCCCGGAGGCGGCGTAGGCGTTGATCATGTCGATCATGGTGGACTGGAGGGCCTTGAGGGCCGCCCGGTTGTTGATGGCCGCCTCCGTGTACCCCTGGAGGGCGTACATGCCCTCCTTCGTCTTGGCGATCTCCTTCTCCTTGTCGGCGATGGAGTTCTTCGTGTCGGAGATCTCCTTCGTGGTCTTGTCGATGTCGACCTGGATGTCGCGCTGTCTACTGGTGTCCCCGTACTTCTTGGCGACGGACTGGAAGTAGCGCTGGTTCGCCAGGTCGTTCTCCTTCTCCGACAGGGTGTTGTTCAGGTCCCAGATGTCGTCGGTGAGGTCCTTGATGGACTTGTTGGCGTCCTCGATGGTCTTGCGCATCGAGTTGAGCTGGGCGTGGTACTTGTCCTGGGCGTCCTGGTTCTGCCAGAACTTGTTCAAAGCCTGGTTCATGGCCTTGTCGAGGCGGGAGAGGAAGTCCTCGAAGATCTCCTCCGGGGTCTTCTCCTTCCTGGTGCGCGACGAGGAGGACCGGGGTGTGTGGTCGTGGCCCCCTCCGCCGCCACCGCCCCCGCGGTGGCCGCCACCTCCGCCGCCCCCGCGCGAGGACGACTCCTTGGGGGTGAACTGGTAGCGCTGCTTGTTCCCCCGGAACATGGTGTTCGCCAGGCCGCGGACCGAGCCGCCGCCCCCGGTGAACCCCATCGCCCCGATGCTCATCCCCGCGGTGATCTGCTTGGTGGTCAGGCCGCCCTTCGACCCGAGGGCGTTCTTGTTGAGCCGCTTCCCGCCGGTGTTAAGCCCGCCCCCGGGCCGCGAGGAGGTGCGGATGCCGACACCGGCGAGGATCTGCTGGATGAGGGCGGCGGCGTTGTTGGCGTTGGTGACCGCGTCCTGAAGGCCGGCGTTCAGGGCGGACATGTCGACGGTGGGCCCGTCGATGGTCTGGTCGAGGGAGGAGACGACATTCGACATCTGGGCCTCGACCCACGTGGTGTCGATGCCCTGGTCCTTGAGGTCCTGAATGGCGGCCTGCACGTAGGAGGCGATGTACTCCTGCGCCTCGACGCCGCTCATGCCCATCTCCTCGGCCATGCGCCCGGCGTACTGGGCGGTGGCCTTCAGGTAGTTCTGGAGGGCCTCCAGGTTGGACCGCCCGGCCTCGGTGAACGTCTCGAAGGAGTTGCCGTTGTCGTACAGGCTCTGGTTGAGGTCGTCGAGGGCGGAATACATGTTCGCCTCGGCGTTGGTGAACTGGAAGGCGGCGTCGACGATGGCGTCGAGGGACTGGAGGTACTCGTCCCACGCCTGCCCGGCGGTCTTGGCGTCCTCGGCGGCGTCGGCGGTGGCGTCGGCGAGGCTTCCCGTGGCGTCGGCGGCGTCCTGGGTGTCGCCGGTGAGCCCCTGGACGATCTGGCCGAGGGCGGACTGGGACGACACGGCGTCGGAGGCGGCCCCGGACACGTCGCCGAGCTTCGTGCGCAGGTTCTCCAGGGCCTCGATCTGGTTGTTGAGATTCTGGACGTCCTGCTCGGCCTGCTGCCCGGCCGGGGTGCTGTTGTACTTGCGGATGGGTGTGCCGGTGTAGTCGTAGGGGCCGGAGTAGGTGCGCGCCTCGTACGTGTTGGCCTTGTAAATCTCATCCTTCCGGTCCTTGAGCTGCTGGATGAACCCGTCGATGTACGAGTTGGCGGCGTCCTGACCGCCGGTGGCGTACTGGCGCGACCACTCCTTCCAGTCGAAGCCCTGATCCTGGAGGGTCTTGAAGTCGTTGGCCGACAGGGACTTGAAGGCGTCGGAGGAGGCGATGGCGTCCTTGATGAGGGCGGCGGTGTGGTCGCCGATCGCCAGGGTGGAGTAGCCCATGGCGGCGGCCTGGTCCTTGGTGGCCTGGACGAGGTTCCCGGAGGCGTCGATCCAGTAGTAGAGGGCGTCGGCGCTGTCCTTGGTGGAGGCGGCGGACCCGTCGACGGCCAGTTCGAGGGCGCCGAAGGTCTGCTGGGTTCCGTCGGCGGCCTCCTTGGCGTCCTGGATGAGCGCCTTGGTGAGGGCCTCGCCCCCGCCCAGGGCCTGGAGGTTCTCGACGCGGGCCTGCTGGGCGGCTTCGGCGGCGCGCTTGGCGGAGTTGGCCCACTCGTCGTAGAGCTGGATGACGACGGGGATGGCGGTGGCGGCGATGCCGATCCACCCCATGGGGCCGATGGAGGCGATCCCGCTCATGACGCCCTTGAGACCGCCCATGGCCTTGGCGAGCAGGCCGGTCTGCGCGGCGCTGGAGGCGGCGGCCGTCCCGACTTCCGCGATGCCCTTAGCGGCATCCTTGGCGGCGTCGGCCCCCTTCTTCGCCTGCGCACCGGCGGCGGCCAATCCGCCGAGGGAGGTGGCGGCCTGGTCGGAGCGCTCCAGGGCGGTGCGCGTCTTCATCAGGCCGATGTTCTCGTACAGGGCCGTGTTGGCCTGCTTGATGAGCTTGTAGATGTTCGACCAGGTCATCTGCCCCGACAGGCCCGCCTGCACCATGTTCGTCTTCATCGACACGTAGGAGGCGGCGACGTTGAGGACGAGGGCCTGGAGGACCTTGGAGATGGCGACGAGGGATCCGAAGATGACCAGGCCGGAGGAGGCGGCGAGGAAGACGCGGCCGAAGGCGTTGTCGCCTATGTGCGACAGGGCGTTCTGGATGACGATGAGGCCGTCGAGGATCTTCTTGACGACGCCGAGGAACGGGCCGCCGAGCGAAGCGCCCAGGTTGGCCAGCGAGTTCTTCCAGCGCTGGATGGTTTCGGTGAGGGTGGCGTTGAGGGTTTCCAGGCTCTTGTCGAGGAACTCGGTGTTGCGGGAGGCTTCGGCCGAGTTCTTGAACGACTCGTTGACGAGGTCGATGTTCAGGCTGAGCCGCTGGAGCAGCTGTATGTCGCGGGTGTTCTTGAAACCCAGGTTCTTGATGACGGTCCAGCGCTCGACGGAGTCGGTGACGTTGTTGAGGGAGGTGAGCAGGTTGTTGAAGAACGTGGAGGGGTCGGTGCGCCACAGGTTCTCCGCCTCCTCGGTGGTCATGCCGAGCACGGTGGCGAACTTGTCCATGCCCTCACCGGCTTCGGCGACGGCGTCGTTGATGGACCCGAAGCTGCGCTGAAGGGAGCCGCGCGCCCACTCCTGCTTGATGCCGAGGCTGGACAGGGCGGTGGCGTAGGCGAGGATGGCGTCCTGGCCGATTCCCGCGCTCGCGGCGGAGGCGGCGATCGAGTTGGCCATGGTGAGGATCTCGGACTCGGTGGCCACGGACTTGGCCCCGAGCTCGGCGACCTGGGAGGCGAAGTTCATGTACCTCTGGCCGCTGTGGTCGGCTTCGACACCGGCGTTGTCCACCATCTCGAAGAAGCGGCCGAAGGCCTCGGTGGCGCTGTCGATGTTGGTGCCGGTGATGGTGGTGAACCCGGCGACGGCGTGGGTGAAGTCGCCGAGCTTGTCGGCGCTGATGCCCATCTGGGCGCCGAGGGATCCGATCTGCGACAGGTCCTCGTAGGTGGTGGAGATCTGCGTGGACAAGTCCCGGTAGGTGTTCGACAGGGCCCGCATCTCGGCGGACTGCGCGGACATCTGGGTGGTGCGGGCGACGTCGGCGAACGCGCGCTCCTGGCTGGCGGCGGCGGCCACGGAGGCGACGGACAGGGAGGTGAACCCGGCGGCGAGCAGGGTCAGATAGTTGCGAAGGTCCTGGGCGGCGAAGCGGGTGGATTCCAGGGCGCCGATGTAGCGGTTGTTGGCGTCGATGGCGGAGTTGATGTCGGCGATCTGCGTGGCCCGGAAGGCCTGCGACCGTCCGGAGATCTCGGCGGCCTCCCGTTCGGCTTCGGCCAGGCGCCTGGTCTCGTCGGCCTCGCGCTTCTTGATGTCGGCGATGTCCCGACTGATCCCGGCGCTGATGGCCCGCTTCTCCTCGGCGGCGGCGGCCTTGCCGATGGCGTCGACGAGCTCCTTGTAGGCCTCGCTCTCCTCGCGCACGGCCCGGGTGACGTCCGACCCGGTGGCGGAGGGGGAGAGCTGGTCGAACTTGGCGGCGCGCGCTCTGTACTGGTAGCGGTCGATGGCGGCCTGGCGCTCGCGGTCCGTGGTGGCGGTCCCCTGGGGCGTCTTGGCGGCGGCCACCGCCTGGTTGGTCTTGGCCAGGGAGGACTGGAGCTCTTTGTTGGCGCGGGCGAGGTCCCGGGACACGTTGGCCAGGCGCGCGTACAGGTCGATCTGCGACTTGACCTTGTCCAACTGGGGGCTGCCGATGTAGTCGGTGGTCCTGGTGGCCTTGGCCATGGCCTTGACGGCCTCGGAGATGTTCTGGGCGGTCTTGGAGAAGTCGACGCCGTCGAGCTCCTTGCGGGCGGCGGCCAGTTCGCGGGTGACCTTGATGAGGCCCTTGTAGGCGTCGATCTGCTTCATCATGGTGCGGTACTCCGCGCCACCGCGCCCGGAGACGGCGTTCTGGAGGACGGCGGCCTTGGCACCCTGGGTGGCCCTGGCCATGGCGCGGGTGGCCTCGGCGATGCGCCCGGCGGCGGCCGTGAACTCGTTGGCGCCCTTGGTGGCGCCGGAGGCGTCGACGCTGATCTTGAAGCCGAGGTCGTCGACACCAGCCATGGTTGCTCCTCCGATCAGTTCGTCCGCCCGTGAAACATTCTATAGCGACCGCATCGCCTCCCACGGCGGGGGCAGGGGGTCCTGGCGTCCGATCGCCTCGTACTTCAGGCCCACGGGGCGCACAATCTTGGTGACGCCGGGTTTGCGGCCGCTCTTCTTACCTTCCTGGTTCTCCTCCTGCTCCAGGTGCTGGCAGGCGTAGCACACCATGTCCTCGGTTTCGAAGTCGATGCGACCATCGGTGGAGCGGCCGTACCAGGCGGGCACCCCGCAGCGCTGACACATGGACTGCTTGTAGAAGGCGTAACCGAGCTCCAGGGCGATATCGAGCGGAGTGCGATAATCCTGGGGCAGGTACTCGGGCACGAAGCCACCGGCTATCTCATCCCACCGGGGCACGGTGCGCCCGTACGCGCCCCAACCGCCGAGATACAGAGTGGGGGGCAGGTGGTTGTCGACGGCGGTAGAGATCGCCAGCAGGAAGCGCTGGTTACTCGGTGTCGTCAGACACGGCCCAACGAAACGTGGGGTCGGCCATCACCTGCCGCATGGCGTCGAGGGCGGCCTGGGCCTCCAGGAAGGTCTCTGTGAGGCGGTCCCACTCTGTGGCGGGCAGGGTCTCGTGCAGCCTGCGGGCGTCGTCGAGGCTGAGCCCCTTGCGCTTCTTGCCGCGGTACTCGACATTGGTAACGGAGTGCGACAGGAAGTACTCGTTGAGCACGCCCTGCCTCTCGCGGCGGAACTCGCCCGCGGCCTCCTCGTTCTGGTTCCGGGGGGCCTTGACCTTGTTGACGACGACGTTCCTGATGACGTCCATCTCCTTGGACGCCAGCGCCCGCAGGTGGAAGGTCATGGCGCGCTCGTCGAGGGCGGCGATGGCCTCCTTGAGCTCGCGCTCCAGGCGGACGGTGGGGGCCTCCTCGGTGATCGACAGGACCTGTTCGACGCCGTCCTTGGCGTCGGCGCGGGCCTCCAGGAGGGCGCCGTTGAGCCGGAAGGCCTCGTCGGCGGCGGTGGCGTCGAGGTAGATCTTGACGGTCTTGGTGGCCTGACGCACCCCGTCGAGGGCGGCTTCGAGGTCGAAGCCCTCATCCTCGTTCTTGTTCTCCTCAGCCATGGCAGCGGGCTCCTCTTTCTTCCTGTCGAACACAAAACCCGGGCTCTTACGAACCCGGGTCAAGTGTATCCGTCAGACAATCACTCGGTGAGCTTCTCGTTGAGGATCATGGTGCCCTGCGGCAGGAACGGCACGGTGAACTGGATGGGGGTGGTGGCGTCGCTGGAGACGTCCTGCGGGTTGTCGGGCATGACCAGGAAGATCGACACCTCCTGGTCCTTGGCGGGCTCGGTGTCGACCGGATAGCCGACCCGCTTGACGAGCCAGCCGCGCTTGTTGGCCTTGGCGCCGCCCTTCTTGAACGCCTCGTACGCCTTGGTGAAGACGGAGTTCGCAGCATCGGCGGCGGCCAGGTCCTGACGGAAGAACGTCAGGTTGGCCTCGTAGGCGTCGCGGGTCGGGGTCGACACGCCCGCGGTGTCGCAGATCGACGCCGTGGAGTCCGTCTCGGAGTCGGTGGCGTTGAGGGTGAAGCCGGTGACGATGGCGCACGAGAGGTTGATGACGGCGGGGTCCTTCAGGGTGGCGGCCTTGAGGACCTCGGTCGGGCTGGCGGCCTTCTCGATGGGCACCCACCAGACGGTGATGTTGCCGGGCATCATCTTGGTTCCGGCGCTAGCTGCCATGGTTGTTCTCCTCCTTGGAGTTGACAGGGTCGCCGGGATGGACCACCCGGCCGTTCACGATCCACCCGGTTCCCCCGCAGCACTCTCGCGGCGACAGGGGGGTGTCGGGTGGTACGGGCTCGAACAGAGAGGGCAGCGTCTGCGCGTAGCCTTCGTCCAGTTCCACGACGATCCCCTCGGGGGTCTGGTAGCGGGGCATCAGACGGCCTCGCTGATCATGGCCTGGAACGTCATGTAGCAAGCATATTTGAGCGGTTGGATGGTGGCGTCGGTGTCGCCGTAGGAGTTGAGCTGGCCGGTTTCGCGGACCTGTCCGACACCGGGAGCGCTCCAGCCCACGAGCCTGTTGCGTACTTCCTCGCGCACGGAGTTGCGCACCGAGGCGGTGCGGGCGGCGACGAGGACGGCGAAGGTGTGCATCATGGCCGAGTAGCGGGGCGAGGCCATCGACACGGCCTTGGCGCGGGGGGTGAGGTCGCCGCCGAAGAAGACGGCGTAGACGTCGCGGCTCTTCGCCCCGCCGGGCACGGCGTCCTCGACGACCTCCAGGCCGGGGATCCCCTTCAGGTGCGCCATGAGCGCCTGGTCGACTTCGTAGACGTTCACTTCAGGTCCCCGTGGGTGAGTGCGATGCTGTCGAGGTCGTCCTCAGCCATGGCGCGGGCCTTGGCGAGGGCCTGCATGGCGCGCAGCTTGCGGGTGCCCTCCTCCTGGAAGACGGTGTAGGAGGGGGTGTTGATGAAGCCGATGAACACGGTGACGCCGTTGCTGTCGTCGCGCTCCCAGCGCACGCCGACGGATTCGCGCATGGCGCCGGTGTGCACGCGGGCGTCCGTGCTCTTGTCGTGCTTGTAGGGCATTCCGGCGCCGGAGGTGTCGATGACGTACTGGATGGTCTTGACGCCCTGGGCGGCGGCCTGGTCGACGGCCCGGCGGACCTCGGCGAGAGCCCGCTCCAGGGCCCGCTCCTCCAGGCCGCGCAGGGCCCGGCGGATGTCCTTGACGCCGGTCTGCCTGATGGTGACGAGGTTGCCCTCGTTGGTGCTGCTCACCAGCCCTCACCCCGCAGGTCGTTGACGGACACGTCGCACAGGAGGGTGGGCTGCCACCAGTCGGAGTCGGTGACGGGGTTGCGGATGACCATGGCCATCCCCTCCAGCTGGGGGTCGGTGTCGTGCCTCTCGACACGCAGGCGCTGGTTGAAGTCGAGTCGGATCCGCTTGGTCCGGTCCCCCCACGATTCCGCAGGAACGAGGAGGTTCTTGTCGATGTGCCACAACTGGACGCGGTAGGCGTGGGTGGCGGTGTCCTCATAGGACTGCCGCCTGTTGCGGGCGCGCCAGTCCTTGTTGGGGGTGATGGCGGCCCAGCCGCGCCAGATGGGGTCGACCTTCTTCTTGACAACGCCGGTCCCGGGCACCCAGGTGTCCTCCTCGCCTTCGCCGTTGCCCACGGCCGGGGGGTAGATGGCGACGAGGCTGTTGCACAGCAGCGACAGGAAGTCGTAGGCGACGGAGTCGAAGTGGGGGTCCTTGAAGGCGAGTGAGCTCAGTGCCATGCGTAGTCCCGGGGCTGTGGGGTCCACTCGGCGATGTCGAAGCCGATGTCGCGCTTGTCGTCGGAGTCGGCCTCGTCCATGAGCCGCTTGGACTGGGCGCGCAGCTCGGCGCCGAGCTTGGCCCCGTCGGTGGACTTGTCGTCGGTGGACAGGACCTTGAGCAGAAGGGACTGCGTGGTGGCGATGACGCGGACGGCGTCGGCGGCGGCGCGCTTGACGTTGCCGTTGTTGATGTCGAGGAAGGCCTGGATCTGCTCGTCGGTGAACAGGTAGGAGGGGGGCTGGCGCAGGTCGCGGGGGTCGGAGCGCTCCTCGATGTCGGGGATAAGAAGCCTTACCCTACCCACATTTGTGTTGAACGCCACAGGCATCTTTTCCTCCTCCGCGTCTTCTTCTCTTCCTATGGAAAACCCCACCCCCGGGCCTCTGCCTGCAACCCGGGGGCGGGGCGTCTATCAGTGGCCCTGCCCGGTCGAGGCGACGATGCCGTCCGTGTGCAGGACGGCGCCGCCGGTGACCATGCGGGCGCGGAACTGGATGTCGTCGTTGTCGAACGAGCCGGAGGTGGCGTTCAGCGCCCCACCGCCCAGAGAAGTGCCCTGGTTGGCCGCCGCCCGCAGCTCGACGCCCTCCATGCCCATCAGCGTGGTGCGCAGGATGGTGCGCCGCGAGACGGTGCGGCCACCGGCCGGGGCCAGGATCCAGTTGGTGTCGCCCTGGGTGGGCCCGCCGAGCAGACCGACCATGTCGGACTCGACGACCTCCACGCCCGCCGTCGGCGTGGTCGACAGGATCGTCTTGTTCGACGTCGCCCCGGCCGCGTCCTTCTCCTTGTGCTCGATGGACGTCATGGAGGTGACCATGTCGGCCATGGGCCTGAGGGTCGGGGGCACGAGCAGGACGAACCTGGGCACCTGGATGTACCGGCCGTTGACCTTGGTGTGGCGCACCTGCCAGATGGCGGCGCACAGGGCCTCGAAGGTCAGCGGCGAGTTCTTCGGCACATCGCGCAGCACGTAGGCGCCGTCGGCGGTGCGGGCCTGGAGAACCGTGGCGTTGGCGTCGGCGATGATGTTCGTGTTGAACCCGGGCGCGGCGGCGTCCAGGGAGAACAGGGCGCCGTAGACGGCGGCGTCGACAGTCCGCGAGGCCAGGAACGCGGCGTCCTTGGGGAAGCGGCCGATGATGTTCCAGTTGTCGTTGATGAACGCCTCCCAGGACATCTGGAGGCGCACACCCTCCTTGTGCACCTCCACCCAGCGTCCGGAGGCCCGGTACCCGAACGTCGGGTAAGGGGTGAGCTCGGGGATGCGCGGCATCGTCTGGGGCACGACGACCTCGCCGCCGTTGTCGCGCAGGAGCGTGGCGTCGATGTCGTGGTCGAGCTCGTAGAGCTGCGTGGGGCGGAAGGAGGGCAGCGCCTCGGTGGAGGCGAACTTCTCCCACGTGGTGGTCTGCTCGGCGTACTGGCTCTCGAAGGCGCCCTGGGCGACGGAGGTGAACCAGCCTGCGACCATGTCGGAGGTGACGGCCTCAGTGACCCTGGGCGCCAGGCCGAGGGTCATCATGACGGTCTCCTTGACGACGCCCTGCGAGGAGGGCACGCCCTTGAGGGCGAGGTCGAGGTGGTGGGCGAACTCGTTGCGGTTCTCGCAGATCCTGCCCTGAATCATGGGTTACTCCTTTCCCGGTCCGCGGTCAGCGGGCGGTCGGGTCGAAGATGACGGGCACGACGTGCTCCGCCCCCTGCGCGGGCAGGGCGTTGTACAGGTATCCGACCTGGAAGCCGTCGGCCGCCTTGGTCGTGGTGATGGCATGGCGGCCGTCGGTGAGCTTGTCGGCGTAGACGGGGGAGCCGACCTTGACGGCGCCGGAGTGCTTGACGCTCATCTTGAACACGCCGCCGCGAATACGCACGGAGGCGTAGCCGGGGGCGTTGAAGCCGCCGGTGGGCTTGGTGGCGGGGATGTAGGTGCCGCCGGCGTCCTCGACGGCCTTGACGGCCTTCTTGATCTCCTCGGGGGTGGCGGCGATCTCGGTGACGAGGAGGCCGACGATGCCGCCGACCTTGACGATGTCGCCGATGTGGCTGTGGCCGTAGTCGGTCTTGCTGACTGGCAGGGAGAGGGTGTCGGTGTACTCGAAGACCTGGATGTCGGAGATCTTCCGACCGCCGAACTCGTTGATTCCGATCATGATTCGCGTCCTCCTTCGCTCACTTGGCCCAGGAGGTGACCTGGACGTCGTCGCCGCCGGTCTTGGCCGCGGCGTCCTCGCGGACGACGGGCGCGGGGGCGATGGCCTTGATGTAGGCGCGCTCGGCCTCGATGGCGTCGTCGACACCGGCGCCGCGCTTGACGGCCTCCATGACGCGGGCGCGGGCCTCCTTCGGAAGGTCCTGCGCCTCAGCGACCTTGGCGGCGGCCTCGTAGGGGTCGACGGCGGGCGTCTCGTCCTTCTTGGCCTCGGCGACCTTCTTCTCCTGGTCCGCCGCGAGCATGGCGGCGGCCTCCTTGATGGCGGCGGGCATGGCGGCCGTAAGAGCCTCCGACACCGCCTTGCAGATATCCTCCGGCTTCACGGCCTGTTCCTCCTGAACATTGGTGTTGGTGGGGTTGGACGGGGTAGGGGGGTTCTTGACGCGCCAGCGGCCGTCGGATTCCAGGACCTCCAGGACGGCGCCCTTGGCCCCGGCCCTGGTGACGAAGTCGACGGACTGGATCCCGGCGAGGACCGGCACGACTCCGTCGGGCCCTATTTCCTCAACGGACCAGCCGTTGATCGACACCCCGATATCGGTCCACCGTTCGCGGATGATCCCGTTGACGGAGGGGTAGACCTTGATGTCGGCCTCCAGTGATCCGTCGGGCATGATTTCGGCCCCGGATTCGAAGACCCCGGCGAGGTCGCGCACGGATCTCTCTGGACGCTCCCAGTCCTCGGTCATCGTCTGGTGGTCGAAGAACATGTGGGTGCCGGGCGTGAACAGGGGCGCGGATTCGGCGAGGTTGGGGGCGGTGTACATGCCGGTGGATCCGCGTCCGGGCGCGATGATGCGGATGCGGTACCGTCCGGCGCCGTCGTCCTTCTCGCCCGGCTTCTTGGCCTCCAGCAGGGCGCTGCCCTGGTTGAGGCGGAAGTAGGTTCGTGTCATGTTTGTCCTCCCGGTGAACTAATATACAGCGCGGTGCATCAGGCGTTGGTCGTCTTGCCCTCGCCGTCGCGCGAGGAGTTCGTCCCGTCGGACAGGGGCCCGACCCCCGTGTTGCCGTCCTCCTTGCCCTGGTCCTCCTCTTCTCCGCCGCCGCCATTGTTGAGCTGCGGCTGCGGGGCCGACAGGTCCTCCCAGTCGGGCAGGGCCGACACCGGCTTGGCGTTCACGGGGGCGAAGCGGCGCAGGAACAGCTCGCGGGCCTCGACGCGGTGCAGGATGCCGTTCTGGAGGCCGAGCGTGACGACCTGGCCCCAGCGCTGGATGAGGTCGTTGGACAGGGGCGCCAGGTCCACCTCGGTCTTGAAGCCGGCGGCCCGCAGGACCCGCCTGACGAGGTCCTTGTGGACCTGCCTCCTGAGTTCCAGGGCCTTGAACGTGGGCTCCTCCAGGGCGGTCTCGGCGCCCTGACGTCCACCGGCGGACCCGTCGGTGAGCAGGACGGACAGGGGCACGTCGAGGGCGGCGGCGACCATGGCGGCCAGGGGGGTTCCGGCGGAGAACTCGATCCCGGCCCCGGCCTTCGACACGGCCAGGAGGTCCTGGTCGGCGCCGAGCGAGGCGGTGGCCCCGGTGCCCTGGAGGGTGGACATCTTGTCGATGACGGCCTGCTGCTGGGCTGTGGTGGTGGACTTGACCTTGAAGGCGACGCGGGCGAGAGCCTTGGCCAGGACGTGGCCCGCCTCCAGGTACTCCTTATAGGCCTGGGCCCAGTACACGGCGCCCATGAGGTCGGGCTTGCCCCACTGCTCCCCGGCGAGGCGGTTGACGCAAGCCACAACGAGCACGTCGGTCTTGTTGGTCTTGTAGCCACCCTGGTCGACGACGTCGACGCGGGGCTTGCCGTCGAGGATGACCCACTCGGGGTCGGGTAACGTCATCCTGGAGGGGTCCTCCAGGGGCACGGGGGTGATGAGCAGGGCGTGGATGTCGGCCTCTTCGAGGGCGTCCTCGGCCCGGGCGATGCCCTGCACGCGGGTGATGGGCACGGGCGCCACGTTCCCGCCGGGCGACACCCGGTAGATGACCATGCCGTCGGTGTTGAAGGCGGCCTCGTCGCGGACCCTGGCCTCCCGGCCCAGGAGAACCGGTTCGAGCCTCTCCTTGGCCCGCTTGGCGATCTTGCGGGGCTCGGGCACGTCCGTCCACATGTAGGCGTTGCGGATGTTGATGCCGCGCTTGACGATGGTGTTGTAGGTGGCCAGGCGTCGTGAGCGGATGGAGTGCTCCTTGATGACGCTCAGGGGCACGAGGTCGGATGCGCGTCCGGAGGGGTCGTACCAGCCGACGTCCTCCTCCATGAAGGACGCCCGGGTCAGGGCGTCCGCCGTGTCGGAGAACGCCCGGGCGGCGGATTCCATGGCCGCTTCTGCGCGCCCGTCGGTCCCGAACCGCTCCAGCCACCGGATGACGCCCACGGCCCCTCCTTCTTTCCGCCCACCTGTTTTGTTCCTCGGCAATACTATCTCGTCACGCCGGGGCGAAGGACCAGGCCTCGTTGCCCCACTCGTCGATGACCAGGCTCTCGTCGACACGGGGCCCTGCGGGGGTGTCCAGGGTGAGTTCGAGGATCGGGTCCTTGCCGCCGCCGTCGATGACCTCGGCGGGCATGGAGGCGTAGCAGATGGCGTCGATGGTGTCGGGCGAGGATTCACCGCGCCGCTTGAGCGCATCTTTCGATTCAATGAGCAGGGCGGTGCCCCGGTACTCGTACTTGATGGTGCGGAACTCGTCGTACAGGCCGCGGGTGCGCTCGTCGGAGGTGTCCTCCGGGGGGATGGCCAGGGCGCCCTCGTTGATGAGCTCCGACACCGAGTCGTACATGGCGGCCCGGAAGTTGTACCACTTGAGCTTGTTGGGCGAGGCCGCGTTGCCGACGATCCAGCGCACCAGGGTGCCCTCGGGCAGGTGGTTGTCGAGGACGGCCTGCACGCCCCGGCCCACGCCGACGGCGTCGATGCGGATCTCGTCGACACCGCCCAGCGCCTTGACCCTCTGGCCGATGAGCCGGGCGAGCCTGTTGCCGTCATAGCCCTTGACCTTGTCGAGGATCGACACGCGCCCGCCCCGGTTGAGGGCGATGACGGAGTAGTCGCCGGTGATGGACAGGCCGACGTCGACGCCGAGGACCTTCCGGTCGTCGTACTCTTCGAAGTCTGCATACTCATTCATCGACACGAGTACTCTTCCGAGGTTGAACAGGCCGTCCTCGCCGACGTCGGGGAACTGGGCGAGGACCTTGGCCTGCCAGCGGGGGTCGGTTTCGCCCCAGCGCACGCGGGCGTCCTCGACCCACTCCTTCTGGAGGAGGTTGATGCGGGCCCGCTCGGGCACATCCTCTCCGGTGAAGTTGGGGGTGTCGAAGGCCGACACCGTGATCAGGTTCCAGCGCCGGTCCTCAGGCGCCTTCTTGGACTCCTCGCGCCAGATCTTGGCCATGTAGGAGTTCGGGTCGTCGGGGTTGGCGATGGCGAGGATGCGGGCGTTGGCGTTGGTGGTGATGGCTTCGACGGAGGTGAAGATCGACTCGGGCACGCCCCCGGCCTCGTCGACGACGACGAGGACGTTGGTGGCGTGGATGCCCTGGAAGGTGGATTCGTCGTAGTCGGAGGGCTTGCGCCCGAAGGCGGTGGGGGTCTTGTAGCCGGGGAAGGTCCATGACGCCTTGGCGGTGATGTTGCCGGGCATGCCGGCCTTCTGGCGGACTTCGTCGACATAGCCCCACATGACGTTGGCGACCTGGTTCCAGGAGGGGGCCGTGGTGATGACGCGGGTCTCCGTCGGTGCTACGCTCTTTGTATCTAACCACCAACCGATGAGCCTGGAAGCAGTGAAACTCTTCCCCGTGCCATGGGCCGAGGCGACCATGGTTCGTTTGTTTCCTACAACAGAGCGAACGATCTCCCGCTGCTTGGACCACAGGAACTCCCCCAGGCGCTCCTCCACCCAGGCCACCGGGTCCCGGGCCAGGCGCTCCGCCCGGGCGCCCTCCTGGAACTGAGCGGCGACGGCGTTGAAGTCGATGACCGGCATGTCTCAAAGCTCCATCGGCGCGGTGGCCTCAAGGATCTGAGCGCTGGCCTGTGTGGCCTGCGCCAGCCACTCCTCGCGCCTGGCCTCCAGCTCCTCGCGCCCCGCAATCGTGAGCATCGGCCTCAGGCGGGCCTCCATGGCCTCGACGACGGAGCGGGTGAACGACACGATGACCTCCACCTGCTTGGTCTCGATGACCCGCACCTCGGTCTGGATGCGGGTCTTCTTCAGGCCCATGAGCTCGCTGGTCTGGTCGATGGCCTTGAGGATCGAGTCGAAGTACTTGGGGTCGCCCTCCGGGTTGGCCAGGAGGGCGGACTGCACGCGGGTGTCGAGCATGCCCAGCACCCGGTCGAGGCGGGCCATCTGCTTCATGAGGCGGGCGTGCTCGGAGAGCATGGCCTGCCCCGTGTAGTACTCCTCCTCGATGCGGAAGACCTGGGCCTCGCTCAGCCCCGCCTGGTGGGCGACGTCGCCGCGGGTGCCGCCCTTGACGAGGGCGTTGATAACCAGGTTCCGCTTGGCCTCGTCGACCTGCCCGTCGGTCACGCCCGTCCGGGCGACGACGCCCTCGGTGGGGGGCGGTGCGTCGACGACGCGCCTAATAGCGCCCCGCCCGCTCGATGGCGTCTTCGCGGACCTGGACTGCGACCCGGTCCGCCGTGGCCTCGAGCTCGGTGAGGAATCCACTAAGCCTTTCATCGTCCACCTTCCCCTTCCAGTGAACCCCGGCGATGAGGCCGAGGGTGAGTCCTGTGAGCAGCGCTATGATCGCGACGGCGGCGAGCATCAGGAGGAGCCCTTCATGACGGCGCGGCGAAGGCACGCGAGCTGCTCTTCGGTAAGAGGCACGCTCAGCTCCAGGCTTTCCGCGCTGACCTTGTTGGCCGTGATGGTGCCGATATGGAGCCGGGGGTCGTCCGGTAGCAGCGTGTCGACCCGAACCTCGTTGATGTCCCATTCCATGCCCCGAGTATAGGGCAGCCCCCGGCACCAGCGGACGGTGCCGGGGGCCGGGATGCCGTCTCCCGAGGAGATACTCCCACCCCGTCGGGCGTCTGTCAAGCCATCACATCGCGAACCCGAACCTGTTGGCCCAGGCCCTCAGGCCCTCGTCGGTGTCGAGCGAGGGCTCGTCCTCCTCGGGCGGCGGGGCGACGACGTCGGGCTGGATAACCACGATCTCCTCGACGTCCCCCTCCTGCGGCGAGGGGGCGGACGGCGCGCTAGGCGCAGGGGCCTCGATCGCAACCCGCTCGCCGTCGGGGGTGATCGTCCCCTCCCGGCGGGCCTGCGCCTCGTCGGGGCGCAGATCGACACCGAGGATGACGTCGCGCAGGATAGTGTTGATGTCGAAGTCCTCGAAGTACTCGGTCAGGGCCAGAAGGTCCTCAAGGTCGATCATGCCGCGGCTGAGGTGTCGGGGCAGGCGGCCCACGGACTCGTACCCCAGGACCCTGCCCGACTCCCTGACCGAGATCCCGTGGTCGAGGATGAACTCGCGCAGGAGGCTCTTGACTCGTCGAACCTGGTCCTGGCGACGCAGGGTGTTCTCCGAGACCTCCCCGTGGGCGATCTGCGACCTGCGCTCCCTGGCCTTGGCGAGGATCTCCGCTCGTCTCTCGGCTCGGTCGATCATGTTGTGTCTTCCTCTCTTCCGGGCCCGTTACGTCCCGGGCCTCGGTCTCAGTATACTGTGCTCCCCTATTTTCTGCAAACGGGTGCCCCCGGTGTCGTAGACGGTCGACACCGGGGGCGTGCGGGGGAAGAGAGATGAGAAGCCCGCCGGGCAAGCGTACTACACCTTCAGCCCTGCCACGAGGTCAGCGCGCGACGTGATGCACCCGGCCGCCCCCTTGCGGGTCCCCTCCGCCGCCTGGGCGGCCGTGGCGGGGATGTGGGCGATGACCGGCTTGCCGGTGGCCACCAGCGGCGCCCACACGTCATCCGACGCATCCCACTCCATCGACAGGAAGTCCAGGTTCGTCGCCGCCGCGAAGTCCGCGTACCAGGTCTGCCCCCGGTTGCGCGCGTAGGCGTACCCCCAGGTCGCCCACCCGGCCTGCTTGACCTTGGCGAACAGCCAGGAGGCGTCGGCGAACGCCTTGATGATCACCCGGTCCTTGTACGGGACGAGCAGGGCCAGGTACTCGTCCGACCGGGCCATCTCCGTCTTGGGGTCGAAGATGGTCACGTGGGTGCCGCCGTAGGTCGCCAGGTAGTCCTTCAGGGTCACGGGAAGGGCCTCGGGCCGAGCGGCGAAGGCCGCCTGCACCTGGGCCCAGGTCATGTCCCGAATAGGCGTTGACGGGCCGCCCAGGCGCGCCAGGGTGGAGTCGTGCGACGCGAGCCACACCCCGTCCGAGGTCCGGTGGCAGGAGATCTCCAGGGCGTCGACACCGCACTCCGCCGCCCGGGTGTACGCGGCCATGGTGTGCTCCACGACATCCCCGGCCCCGCTCATGCCCCTGTGCCCGACGACAACCCCCGACTTACG